CCGTGCGGCTCCAGGCAGCGGATTGCCTGTGGCGGCTGTGGGACAACGATACATAGTTGTGTCATCTCCTGCTGAAATACCTGCATGGGGCGGACTTGTTGCCAATCCCGAAGACATCATTGAATATAATGGCAGCGCCTGGGTAGTGAGTTTTGATGCGGCTGCTTCTACCGCAGTTGAATATGTATTAAATATTGCAAGCAATCAGCAATTAGCTTTCATGGACGGACAATGGATACTGAGTTACGAGGGAATATTTCAACCGGGATACTGGCGCCTGCTGGTGTAACCCGAGCTGCCGGCGGTTTAATCTACGCATTAGACACGCACAGATATTGCTGGCAGTTGCGTAGTACAGAAGAAAAGTGGAGTGGCACTTGGGGATTGTGGGGTGGCCGTAGTAATCCCAAAGAAAGTCCTCGGGACACACTGTTGAGAGAGTGCCAAGAAGAAACCGGAATAACCGAATGGAAGAAGATCGTACCGTTGCATAGATACGTTAGCAAAGACAAGAAATTCATCTACGACACATTTTGCTTGGTGGTAGAAAAAGAATTCCTTCCTGTGCTGGATCATGAAAGCGATGGCTACTGCTGGTTACCGCTTGGTATACAACCAAAACCACTGCATCACAAAAGCAAACAGCTGGTGCAGAATAGCAGTTTCATGAGCAAGTTGGTCAACATGGAGAAATGGCTAGATCAACATGTCAACGAATGAAGCTGAAATAATTGTTTTTCCCAAAACACCCAAGGTACCTGTAATCAGACGCGGTGTAGATTTGTATCACTGCTGGGATAAAAGACTGATCAATCCCATGTTGAAAAAAACATACAAGGACAATATCAGTTGGATAGAGCGTTGGTATTTGGAATCTAGACATCTTGCCAACAAGGATCAATGGGATCATCCTATCATCAAGGCAGTAAGAGAAGATCGAGAATTTAATCGGCTGTTACGGTGGTGTTGCCTAGAGGATATCAAACTATTGCAGACGTTAGCTGAAGATCCTGTATATAGAGAAAGCAGTGCTAGTCAGCGACGCAGGCTTATCATATGGCACAACAAGTTTGCCGCGCTTATACTAAATCAGGAAACAGACAATCGTTTATGAATCGATAAACAGTGTTCTCGTCAAAACCTAGACTTTGCATCACACGAGGAGTGTGTGGATTCTGTCGTTGATTGTTGCAGTAATAATTTTGTGCTTCTAGTATTTCTCGTGGATCACCTTGGCCGCGTGTTTTTCCAACATTATCCAGATACCACGGCAGAGTAGTAGATACAATCTGTAATATCTGATCTATTTCTAATTCATCGCTGACATTGCCTGCCGCAATCATACCAGGACTGAATATGCGTTTGGCCCACTCTGGTAACTCACGTTCCTTGCGCCACGCAAACTGTTTGGCATAATCTTGAAACCAATGCATCATTGCGTGTTCTTTGTCTGCACTGGCACTGAAATCATGAAAGCATCCAGTTATTTTACGTTCGCCACAGATAATGTCAAATCCAAATATAGGACTAGGATCAATGACGTGCGGGAATACAGTGACGTGTAACATGTAGAGTCCCTTAGTGTCACGTGCATCAACTGCGTCAAGGTGTGCTCTTCTAAACACAGGCGAATTCCATACATGATTTGGCCAATCAAACGTGTGGCCTTCATCTACAGGATTTCCAATTTTGTTCAATTGCTGTTCTATGTTTGCTTGCAACTCAAGCATGGTGTCCCATACTTTACTCATGAGTCATTATCTCTTCCATGGCCTGCATGGTCAATTCAAAACCTTTATTAGCTTCATCAACTAAGTCATCGGTTAGATGCGATCTGATAATTGCTTCAAGTCCTTCTGCATCGGTATACTCAACATGACTCATTGGCAGTTTGACAATTTTCTTCAGCATTTGTCCTCCGCGAAGATCCCCAAGGTAATGCACATACACATGAGCCCAGGCGTCTTTAAGATTGCCGTTGATGTGCTCAATATAGTCGTGCGTTGCATCTAATTCCGAATCGCCACCATTGGTATCTACTATGTCTTTTTCAAATTGTTGAGTACGATCAAATTCTGGATGTTTGCTGTTTAGGTTTAATTTGGCATCAAGAAAAAGTAGTATATCTCGTTTCCAGGCCAAATAACGTGTCCATTGATTTGGAGTAAGCTGATTTTTCATCATGGCACCAACAAAGGCAGAACGCTCTGCCTTGCGATGATTTTCTTGTGTGAGTTCTTTAAGTGTAGACATAATAGTAATTATGCCTACACTGATTAGGCCTGTGTTTCAGCCCAACGTAGTACAATTTGCGCAGTAGCACTACCACTCACAGTACGAACGTTGATTGCTAGTACGTCCGGACCATTTGGAAATGCGCCACGTCCTCCAATTGTAGTTGCTGTGAGTTCTTTTAGTTTACCCAGATCCAACACCTTGGTATCCGAACCTGCCGATACAAACGAGAATACCTGTTCTCCTGGCAGTGCAAACGTGCCTGTTGGCCAAGTAACTGCGGTTGAAACTTGTGCTAGACTTGGCTGTCCACCTTGACTCAATGGAGTAAGTGCAGTCCAGGTTACGTTGGCTGGTAGTATGGGATAATTCTGCGGATTCAACACAGCTTCTACCACAATGGGCGTTGCTGATGCTGTGGTAATTTCAATCTGTTCCAACAACAGCTGAGATCGATTCAGCAGATCTCTTGCACCAAGATCACCCACAATCGCATTGGACACACTAGGCGCCAAACGAATCATAAAGGCAGTTTGGTTAGTTGCTGTGGCGGCAATGTTCAGTCTCTGATAGTTAAACAAATATCCGCGGTCGGTATCAAACTTACCGTCCATAATCACTGCACTACCCCAGTGGCTGAGTGTTGGACTACATGTAACACTTACTAAAAGTACGCCAGCATTTGTTGCATGGGTACTAGCCACATCTGCTGTAAAGTTACGCTGAGACCCACCTGAAAATTGAGACAGTGTGGCTGCTCTTGTTAGCCCAGTCAATGTGTTACCTGTGCGACCCGAGAAAGAAATCAACTCGTTGTCTACATAGATCATACCGCTTGTAGGATATCGAGATGCATCTACCAAAGTCAATGAAGTATCACTGGCAGAAATTGCGCTGGTCAAACGTGTAACAAATCCTTCGTTAATAACAGTGTAACGTGCTGGCAAATTTCCTGAACGCATGTATGCTTCATTGTTCACGTTGTTGTTTTTGATTCTGTGTGCTATAACAAAATTGCCGTCTACTCCACGAGCCATGAAATCAATAAAACCAGCTCCGTACCAGGTATATTGAATACCCATCATCTGCATTTTGTTGAGATCTAGATTGAATCCAGTTGGTCCATTGCCATCTAGCGTGTCTCTGTTGAACTGAGTACGCGGTATTCTTATGTCTCGAACTGCGCACATACGTACACCAGATACGTTGGTGGCACCTCTGAAATCTGGCGCTACAGTGAGCGAAGTTTGGCTGGCAATTGATGTCACCGTATGTGTCATTCCTCGAATCACAATGTCATCGCCCACCTTGAGCTGGTCCTGGAATCGAGTACTAGTACCAGTCAGTGTATTTGAATCTGCATTGATTGCGCCAAGACCGGCAATCTGTGTTGTTGAATTTCTTACTACTGCATACAGTTCTTGTCCATCGTGTTCCCAGAAAATTCCGTTTTGTTCATCAAATATACCCAGTCGTACTACTGATCCGTGCCAGCCTGTGACATAGACTTTAGGATCAACTGATAATGATGCTGTTGCATTACCCAATGTTTGTGTTGCCAATACAACAAATGCTGTATCTGATACAATGGACGATACCGTATAAGTTCCATTGTAGCCCGACGTTGTTATGCCTTCTAATCTTACCTGTGCTCCACTTTGTAGACCGTGGTCAACACCGTCGGTGGTCACTGTGATTGGAGAACCAATTGTGGTTGCTGATGCTGTAACACTTTGTATATCATAGTTTGGACGAAACAGTGTACCAGTTGTAAACAACAGACCTTTACCAGACTGATAACGAAAATACTTCTTAGAGCTACGCACTGCCTGCATGCCGTATGCCGGTCCGCCTGATGAAATCAGCACGCCGCCGTCATACGGTCTATGAATAAAGAAAGCATCAGATCGTATGTAGACGTTTCCTGTTAGCGTAGTAGCAGTGGAAACAATTGCCGCTGGTCTTGCAGTGTATGAAAAGCTGGTTGGACTGATCACACGCTCAACGTAGAATGGTCCTTCGGCTTGTTCGTGTCCTGTTCCTACTGATGTAATATCCACCACAATTGGCATGCCCGGGGTTAGTCCATGATTGCTGGTTGTGGTAACTGTGATAATTGACGGAGTTAGCCCGTCTGATGTCAACGAAAGTGTTGCAATGGTTGAACCAGTATAGAATCCACCTTTACGTAGCTGTATGGTATCGGTTAATAGGACGCTGGTTCCTGTTCCTACTTGACCTTTGGCATAGTAAGAGAATGTGTTTGATGTTGGAACCGGAGTGGCTGCTACCAGGAACGAGCCTTCAGCACGACTGTAGCCAGTGACAGTTCTACTCAGACCCTGCATGGTTATAGGTGTACCTGCGGTAAAGGTGTGTGCATCCACAGTGGTCACCGAAATAAGGCTGTTTACGCCGCCATCGCTTGTGATAGATGATACGATTAGATCTGTTCCTGGAATTTCATAGATGCCCGGATAGTTACGTACCAGGCCTAGGTTTTGCCACTTAGTGGGCTGTAGTCCATATTCAAAGTCAGCGTCAATCAGCGACTGTGGATCTGCTGTGCGCATACGCTCAATTGCATCTGTACCAAAGTCATACGGGCGAACAGCAAGCTCTTTGCCGTCCACAATGATCTGAAGTTTGTCAGCGGACAGCATGGCGTTGGTATCAGCAGCCAGTGTCAGTGTTGTTACGCCGTCAATTGAATTAACAAATGTTGAAGTGTCTGATCCATTGTAAGATGCTACACCGCCCAGCAGTGGGTCAAATGCATTGTATATAACTTGATTCCTGGTGGTGTTGGTTATCAGCACCACCTGTTCCAGTGGAACTTTTGAAGTAAATTTCACCGTGCCTGATCCTGCTGATCCAGGTGTGAATAGATATTTTGTTATGAGTTTTTTTGACATTTTTTATCCTGACAGCGCAATCGCTAGGTAAAGCTGTTGATCCACGTATCTCTTATTAGTTAGCTGATTTGCTAATGTTGGCACAGCAGATACGCTGGCAGAAGTAAACGTAGCGGCAGCAGGCGTTGATGCACCAATTGGAGTACCATTTATTGATCCGCCAGTTATGGCCACATTGCTAAAGCTGGATGAATCTGTTGTGTTGATACCAGATTCTGGTCTAGCAAGTTCTTGCCAAGCAGTGCCTTTGGCGTAATATATTTTTGATGTGTCGTTGGCATAGGCCATACTGCCTTCCCATACTGCGGCATCTGGAAAGCTAGCAACATTATCAAAATAAAAACGTATCTTGTTTGACGTACCTGTTGCTTCAACTAATGGTGATGACACTTTTCCTGTTGTAACTGTAAAATTGGGTGCTGTTACTGTGCCTGTTGCTGTCACAGCAGAATTTACTGTGACCACTGTAGGACTGTTTAATACCAGTTCATTAAGAGGATCAGTACTGGAAACACTGCGAGTGTTTATGTTAGTGGCTGAAAGTGTTGTGCCGTTCCAAGTTAGGTTGGCACTGCCTTCTACAGCGCCGTTGTTTGAATATGCAACACGATCGTCTGCTAATCCAGTAATGGTTAACTTTGGAGTTGATACTGTGCCGGTACCTGTTGGAGAGAGTGTGATTGTTTTGTTGGCACCTTGTGCGGCAATGGCAGTTCCACTGACCAGCAGATCACCACCGCGCAAGCTGACTGCTGTTAGTGATCCGTCGTCATTGAGTTCGATCCCTGGTACATTGAAACCATAGTCTGATTCAAATTTGACCTGTTGTGCATTAACCGCCATAGATAGTCTCCATGTATACCGGAAATATCTTTACCAGTACATCTTCGCCAACACTGGGTGTGGCCTGCACAGAACATTTGGATGAGTCTACCACACAGTTGATGTCCAATAGCTGTGTGCCAAAGTTTACTCGGCCATACACTGCCACCCGACCTTGATAGGAAAGACGATCTTCTGATATGCCGGCAATCACATTCACTTGCAGTGTTTCTTTGAGGCCGCTGGCTGTTTCTGCCAGTACAACATAGTTGGCTGAAGAAACATCTGAATGAAAAAAGAGATCTAGTTCTACAGGAACTGTGTCTAGCAAACGCACAGCTACTGATTGACTGCGAATCCCTACGCCTTTGAAGCGTAGGGTTTTTGGTGTGCGTTCTAGTAGAGAGTCGATCCAACTCATGGGGTCGACTCCTTATCCGCCGTGATAGCCGTGTATGTGATATCTGTGATAGGCGCCTGGATTGGAAATAGCACTTTGGTAATATCGTAAGGTCCAGAACTGTCCTTGCCAGTTTTCATGGCCGGCGCTGGTACCGTCACAGCCAGAAATCATCAACTGACCATTCTGTGTGATCCACATGCCGGCGTCATATTGGCCTTGACCCCAGCCAAAGCCGCCAATATACTTGCCTGAATCGCCGCCTGGAGTGGGCATTCTGTTCATGCGGTGCGGACCACTATACTGATCTTGATATTCTATACCGGGGTCAGATTGGCCGCTATAACCCATGCCTAGGCTTCCATATGCGTTTTGTCCTTGGCCCCATGCACTGCCATCTTCACATATTAGAACTGAAGTCACATACATTTGACTGGTATCTGTCTGGGCCGCGTTGCCCTGGGTGTTCCACGAGTCAACTACATCGCGCGGACCTTCCATTCTACCTGGCTCTGGAATCCAACCCGAGCTGTTCCACCAGTATGAGTTGTTGCCCATTCGTCCTAGTGTACCATACTGGTTGTGTCCACAACTATAGGTAATACCGGTTCCTTTTTCTCTCAGGTACATGCTCCAACCTCGGGCATCTCCGTTGATCCAGAAATTCTCAATGTCATGGTCTCTCCACCAGCCCTTGTTGAGTCTGATAAAGTGACCTGAACTCAAGTTGCCGGTGCCTGTGGCATTGCTCCAAAAGTTCATGGTGTTGGAGTTGTTTTGCTGAAAACCGCCAATCCACATCTTGCCTTCGCCGTCTAAAATAGCCGTCCATCTGTTGGTGGCGCTGCCCCACCAGTTCATTATGATCTTTCTAATTCCGCCATACTGATTGAAATCCACCGGAACTCGTCTAGGAGTTGTGTAATAGCTGTAAGCTGTGGTAGGCGAACCAGTGCGCTGACCCAGGCCCATTTCGCCCCAGCCTTCACAGCCCCAAGCCCACAAGTTGCCGTCTTCGTCAATGGCAAAAGTACCAGCGGCGCTGGTGCCCATGCTCATGATATCCACGATCTTGCGACCGTTGAAATAACTGCGTGGCAAACAACGAGGTCTACTTTGGTTGGTTCTTGCATTGCCAACTGAGCCCGAAGTGGTATTGTCTGAACCCAAGCCTAACTGGCCATATGCGTTGTATCCCCAGGCCCATACTTGACCAATGTCATCTAGTGCAAATATGCTCGGTGCACTGCTTCCTCCGATAGAGCTTACAGATATTTTTATAATCTTGGTGTTGGCAAATGTGTAAGGGATCGTGTTGCCTAACCAATCTGTTGTGTCTGTTGCATAGGCACGAACTGCACGATTGGAGGTAGCAGACGTTGTGCTATTGCCCAACTGACCTTGAGAATTAAATCCTGAACCGTATACTTCGCCGTTGTTGAAAAGCCAGTGACTCATTGAGTCTGCTGTGGTCAACCACTGTATACATTTGGGTGCTTCGCCGTCCGGTGTGGTCAAACGACCTGAGCCAAAATTTTGTGTTGAATCTTGCCAGCCTGTGAACAAGAATGCAGATTGATACCAACCATAAGCAGTGTAACCTGAACTGGCATCACCGGTTCCGTGCCCTTGATTTTTACCTGCTCCTACGTTGCAATTGCCTTCAACATCAATCATGCCAAAGGCACCATAGTAACCTGCTTCACCCACATGATAACGTCCGCCAAGATTGCGTGTCCAGCCCAGTGGCTGTTGATTCCAGGTTTGTACCGCGTACAAACGCTGATCCCTGTCGGCTGTTTCAAATACCTTGGTCCAATATGTAGTGTCTGTTGGGTAGGTATTGTACACATGAGATTGACCTGTGTAGACATAGATGTCGCCTGCTAGGTCAACAATGTCGCCGCGCTGATATGTTACAAAAGGTCTCCAGCCGTCTTTGAAATTTGTGCCCGGAGCAAACAACAACCAATACAGTGTGTCTCTTGGGTCTTTGGTCTTGATATACACGCCTGGTGCATAAGCAAAGTAATTGTTAGTGGTAACCATGTTATCAACCGAGCTAATGTATTCCAGCGGAATATCTCGCAGACACACATAGGTCGAGCCTTTCCATTGTATCACATCGTTTTTGACGTAACGATACTGAGGATCCCATTCCCCTACCCAACGATTTTTTAGCTTGGTGATGTCAATCATTTGTTTTCCTCATTAGCTGATTATGCTGTTGCCAACCAAACCAACACTGGCCAGCCATTCTCCACGTGCGTCATCAATTTCATTGATCATTGCAATGACTTCTGCGTCGTTGTCAATGATGCCTTTGAACAGTTTGAAAGTGTTGATACGGTTAATAGTACCTTCAATCTCTGCAATCTTGCGTGCGATTTCCGGCACTGACTTTACAAATTCTTTCATTTCTGCCAATTCAATCGGATCATCAAGATTCCACACACGCTGTTCATTGATTTCAGCATTTTCTTGTGGCGTAACAGTGTCTGCATCAAAATGATACATCACTGTGTTGGTATCCAGTTGTCGACCAATGTATTCAATTGCATCCGCAACTGTGGGATCGCTGATTGTTGGTTGAACAAACTCAGCCATTCCTATTTCTTTGTATGTTAAAATTTTTCTTGCCATGATGATTATCTTCCTTTTGTTAATGGTTGCCAGGTGCGTATGTTACTGGTCTGCGAATACCAATTATTGCCTCGGAATCCCCATTGAGTGCTATATCCATAGCCGTTGGCTCCTTGGAAATAGATTTGACCATTATCGCCCAGTGCCAGCACATAGGGACCATACTCGTTGGAGCTCTGAGAGTCACTGGTCATCCACAGTTGCAGGATTCTAGTTCCAGCAGGCAGTGCCACTCGGTGTGGTGTCTGTGTAGATCCATTTTCCAGTGTGCTAGGAGCGCCGGCTTGTTCGTTGCCTTTCCAGCTGTAGTTCTCATAGCCCTGTGCCCAGATCTCACCGCGATCTGTCAGCCATATAGCTCTTCCTGAGGTTGAATAATCCCAGCATGACCAAACCTGACGCAGATTGGTTATGGTAGCTACCAGAGTTGGGGTACTCAAACTCACGTTGGATCCTGTTACGCCTGAATGATAGTAACCCGAAGCATTGTAACCCGCAAAGTATGTGGCGCCGTTGGTGTGGCGCTGCCATACCATGGTATATCCGTTGGAATGACAGGCCCAGATATTGTTAATAAATCCTGCTGTGGGTGCAACTGTACTGCGTACCAAGGTATTGTGTTGCGTGGTATCCGCTGTGCCTGCTTGTCCATACCCATTGTATCCGGCATGCCACATGTAACCCGCACCATCCAACACAAACAAACTGGCATCGCCGCCGTTGCCTACTACTTGCCATTTTACAATACCACCGTTGGTGGCAGCATCCCAGGCAGAAATTTTAACTGGTCTCCATCGATCAGTGGTATCACCCAGCCCCAGTTGACCCACGTTATTGGAACCCCATGACCAAATTTCGTTGGATTCGGTTCTTGCATAACTGGAGCCTGCTCCTGAGCCTGTAATGGCGATGTCAACTATGCGTTGATTATTGAACCACTCTTTGGGTATTCTCCAGGGAACATATCTGTTGTCGTTGTCACCTGTGCCCAGTTGGCCTTGGTTATTGTAACCCCAGGTCCATACATGGCCTTCTTCATCCAAGGCGGCACAGTGGCTAGTTGAGGTTGCAGTAGCACCAGATGATCTGGCAACTTTTTTTATTCTAACATCTTCGAAGCCCTTGACCAACATAGGACCATTAGCGGTGCTGGTAGTGGAACCTTGACCAGTTTGTCCTTGGCCGCCGTAGCCCATGGCAAAAACTGTGCCGTTATCAAACAGTATCAAACGTCCATCATAGTTTCCGTCAATTTGTATACAGCGTGGCTCTTGTCCGCCAGGTGTGTGATGCAGTGGGTTTCTACCATAGGTATCGTTGAATAGACCTGTTCTCTTGTTTTGATAGTCTAGCCCATTGGTATTACCTGCTGTGGTAGGTGCATATTCAGGGTCAAAGTCTCTACTGCGCTGCCATGTTTGATGATGAAATTTCATTTCATGGGCTTGATTAGTAGTATATGCTAAATTGTCAGCGGAACCTGAATAGCTGGTACCAATACCCGAAGAGTACATGCGGCCGTTTCTGGCAATGTACTGAATGTTCTGATACCATACAGGATTGTTGTTTGAGTGATGTGGATAAGGCCAATCCATTGGGCCATGATTTGGCAACCAGGCGCCGTAACCAGGATCTGCATGGGTGCTGTTACCGCTGAATATTGACCATGGGTTTCTTGATCCTGGTACTGTGGTCAGCGCAACTACGTTTTGCATGACCATACCGGGTCGTTGAGCCAGCGTGTCTGCTTTGGCAATGTACACAGTACCACCCAGTTCTACCAAGTCATTGCGATAATACTGTATGGAATTGTTGTAAGTACCTTTCCAAGAAAGACCCTCACTGACCATTTGCCAGTAGTTGTAACCTTCCCAGCTGTTGGCAATGGTAAAATATCCTGTGTCAGCAACACCACTTACTGTGTCTTGCTTGTAGTACAATGTGTTTGGTGCATCATACGGCACCGTGATCTGCACATAAGATCCTGTAATACCTGGTGTACCAACCACTGTTACACCACTACTGTATGTGGTGCCATCTGTGGCAGTTGCGAAACGAAAGTTCACGCCGCTCATGGATGAATGATATGTCTGAAAACGATATGTTTGACCACGATACAGTGTGATTGCTGATCCTTGACCAGTCTGCGGAGGAGCACGTCGTCCATCAACAAAAAATTTACTGCCAATGGGCACTGAAACCAGGGTCTTTGTCAAGAAATAGGTGTCAAGTGGTGTTTTGTCAATCAGTGCTGGTCCGTATGCAGTTGTTCTATCTCGCATGCCTGGAGCACGACGATTACCTGTTACTGCGGTATAGGTCTGTGTGCAGATCCACACTGCGCTGTTGCTACTTACAATGTCGTTGGCCTCATAGGAGTTTGCGGCACTCCAAGTACCCCTGTAAGCTAGCTTGACTTTACCTAGATCTATTGTTGTTGGCATGTTTAATCTTCCTGATCTTCTATTTAGTCCGTATCTTTATGGATACTAGCCTTACTCTTGCATTACTGCGCGGAACACGCTGAGGTTGTGGTTAGCATCGGATTGTCCCCAGGAATAACTAACTTGTCCCAATGATGCACAGCCCGAACTGCCTCCATCACCTACTACCCACAAACGTCCAGTTGATGTCATTATCCAGAACATTGCATAGTTGTTGGCAGCATTGTTTTTGGTACCTGAACTTATGATACCAGTTACTTTGCCCAGCATGCTGGATGGCACACGAGCTGGCAACCAAAATGCCTGGCTTCCTTCGTGCTCGTATCCGTTGCCGTCTGATGCCACACTCTGATTCCAGGTTGGCTGCTGTCCTAGGCTCAGCTGTCCTGAGCCCGAATAACCCACCCCATATATCCAACCGGTGTCGGTGTATACCATGGCACTTTGATAGGTACCGCAAGAAATATGTGCAAGGCCCTTGACGTTGAGCAAGTCAATGGTTTGGCCACGTTCTCTACGACGAGCTTTGATTGCTATTGAACTGTTGGTTGATGTACCGTCGCCCAGCAAGTACTGTCCGTTGTATCCAGCTACCCAGGTGGTACCATCCACATTGTCTCGCACCATCATGCAACCGTTGTTGGGATCTCCATATAGCCATACATCTCGGGCACCTGCGCCTGCTGAAGAGCCAGGGCCGCTGGTGCACTGAGTCCAGGTATTGGTCTGTGACACGCTGGCAATCATGAACTGTCCAGTTGGCTGTGATCCTGCAACATACACTCGACCTTTGCTGGTCAAGATTGCTGTGCTGCCTTGTCCTGTCACGTTGACCCCGCGCATGCTCACAATCTTTCTAATAAAGCCTGCGCCACCTGCTGTTTCGTCCCAGGTGATGCCTGTGATTGCCACCGGAGTTGTAATACCAGTAGACGTTGAACCTGTGCCCAGTTGTCCTGTATGATTTGCTCCCCAAACATATAACACATTGAGGTCATTCACTGCAAAGTTCCAGGCATAGTCGCCGCCGAATGCCCAGATACCAGTAACTGGACGACTGTTAAAGAGTGTCTGAGTAATTTTTGTTGGAACTTGTACGTTGGTTGTGGTGCCGTTGCCACACTGGCCATATGCGTTGTATCCCCAAGCCCATACGCCGCCGCCGTCATCCAAGGCCAAAGTATGATGAGAGTTTGTGTTATAACCATGACCGCATGCGGCGCTGATACGAACAATGCGTGTGTCGCGCAAGGTATGTGTGGTTGTAGAAGATGCCACTGCTACTTCAGTATAAGTGCCGCCGCAACGAACTGGCATGTTACGCTGTGATGTTGATCTGTCACCGTTGTTGTATTGTGCGCCATATCCCCAAGAATACACTTCGCCATTGTTGAACAAGGCCTTGGCCCAGCCGTAACCTTGCTCTAGTTGTATGCAACGCGGAGGTTGATTGTCTGGTGTGTAGTGAACGCCCGATCCGCCGTTTGATGTTGATCGGAACCAGTCATGGAAGAAGAAGTTGATTGATGTGCTTGCTGGACCAACATCAGTATTATGCCCCATGCCAGAAGAACCGTTGGTAGAATTCCCAATGAATTGAACTTGACCATCCGCAGTGATCCAATTCATGCTGTTGTAGGCATCTGTACAATGCTTGCCCACGCCCAGCGCATAGTGTCTGCTCACTGTGGGATCTGTACTCTCGCCCACAATACCTTTGTTGGAGAACATGATGGCCTTGCGTGGGTCTTGCCCCCAGACACCATAGTTGTCAAGGCTGACGCCGGTGCTTACTGTGATTGAATTTGGTCGATTATTCTGAATGCTGATCGGTTGCCAGTATGTGGTGCTCAGTGGCAAGTATGTGTTGGTTCCATCGCAGGTATGATCAGCAATACACACATATACTTCTGTTTCTGATCTGCGATACGCTGTAAATGTAGCGTTGGTAATTGTGCTGGTATATTTCACAGTGTCATACAGTTTGTATGTAGTTCCTGTGGTGTTTACGTGTGTGCCGCGCCAGTTGAAACTTTGACTCCACACACCCCAAAAGGTTGTATTAGTAGGCAAAGTTGCCGCTGGCACGTTTTGTGACGCACGGAACCATGTTCCATTGTAAAACACAATGTCATCGGCAGTATAAGTCAAACCGCTGTTCCAGGTTCCCTTAACGTCAAATCTAGTTTTTCCAAGTGCTGTGGTACTGGTAGCCATTTAATATTCCTTACAAGTTGATGATCATATGTCCGCTGCTATTTACCGTGATGCTAGCGTCGTAGTTGCTAACAAACACAGTGTCGCCGCCGGCTTGGTTCACTGTCAGGACGTCTGTTCCTGTGTTACCGCTTGCTGATGAATATACCATTTCACCTGTAGTAGTTGACCAATTCACTGCATGTCCCTGTGGACGAGCAATGGCATCAACATAGGTTTTGTTGGTCAAATGCACACCTGTTGTTGGAGCCAATGCAGTTTTTGGACGACTTGTAAATGATACTTCATTAGTGCCGTCGGCAGCAAGAATCAAGTCTTTTGAACGCAGACTTGTTATTGTTTGTCCGGTCAAGAACATGTCGCCCAGCTCAATACTGGTTGCAACCAGTGCTGATCCGCCACCGCCCACAAGGTTGGTAACAAAGCTCTTGATAGCACGTTGAGTTGGCAAAATACTGTCAGAGTTGGCAACAAAAGTTGGATCTGTGGAGAACTCATTGATCACAGCACCTGTTCCGCCCAATGCAACTGAACCCAATTGCAATGATGTCAAACCGCTCAAGTTAAATGCGTCAGCATTCAATGTGGCAATACCAGTGGCCTGTTCTACTCGGAATAGTTCACCAACACGGAAGTTACCATCCTGGTCGGTTGATGTATAGAATACTCGGCCGCCACCATATTCAACCACTTCGTTGGCCTGTATTAGTTCAAGCTCAGTTTCGCCTGGGTAGTTGGATTGTGCCAAATTACCAAAGCCAATATTCAAGAAGTCATGGCCGGTCAATCGAACGTTGGAGTATCTTTCATATATGTCGATCACTGCCGCATGAGCCGGAGGTGTAGTTGATGCAATATACGGACTAACTTGCAGTCTTGCATTGTAAACTGATCCATCCAGCGTCAGATTGGTTACTGCAACAATACGATAGTATGTTGGGTCTCCGGTAATTACCAAATTTGAACCTGCTTTGGGTGCTGCCACTAAATTGCTTACATTTAGATAGCCGCCCACTTGTTCAATATTAGCAAAACCGTCACCAGATACAACTGCACTAGCAGAAGTATAACCTGAACCCCTTGACAAGAATGTTGGAGGAGCAATAGCGCCAGATGTGGTCAGTGTTGTTGTAAATGTAGCTGCCACAGTGGCATTGGGATCTGTGATTGTCAATGCTGGAGAAGATGCGTACCCTGCACCGCAATTGATAATTCTAATTCCAGTAATTGAACCTGCTTCTACAACCACACGCAATACTGCAGGTGTTGAAGGTGTGCCACCAGATACCTGAACACGAGGTTCAATGGTGTATCGTGTGGTTGAGTCTAGTGTGGCTGCAATGCTGGCACCTTGTATAGAAGTAAATCCAGGATTGCCTAGGTCGTCTACAATATCAGCTTCTTTGGTTCCGCCATTGTATGAACTTATGACGCCAGTTTGACCTGCACCAGTACCATCAATCAACACAATTCTCATGCCATTGTAACCGCTGGTTACCATGGAGTCGCTGGTTGCTAATCTGATCGTTGTGCTGGTTCCACTCTGTGCGTTGTTGGTCACTGACTGATAACCTGAGCCGCCTGCTGTGACTTTAACGTGTGCTACTGCATTGTTTGCAAAATTCATTGTGGCACTGGCACCTGCGCCGTTACCGCTAAAGCCAATAGATGCTGATGTGTAATTTTGACCAGTGTATGAATACTCCACACGAAGAATCTGTCCGCCACCGACCAATACGTTGTCAACTTGAGCTTCGTTTGAATAGTTGTTTACTGTGGCATGTTGAGCTGTTTCAGTTGGATCAACACCTTCAGACACAGAACCATATGTTCCATAAGAGTTGTTACCGTTGGTAGCACGAATTGTACCGCCTAGTTCAGTTAGATAACCCATGTAAGCATAATAGGTAAACACAGAAACCAATTCCATGCGTCCTAGATTCAGTGCCCATGCGCCAATGCCGTCTGATATAACTTGTGTAAAATCGTTGGCCACAATTGACTTGTTGCCGCCACCATGCAAGCTGCCATCAACTTTGACACCAGTACATCCGTAACCAAATGTAGACACGTTTTGTACATACGGACTCTTGTTGCGAATCCAAACGGACGCATCTTCGGTTCCGGTGCCCGGATCTAGAGACACAAATGCTCCACCTGTGGTTCTGCGTGTGCCCGATGCTCCTGGTGCGCTTAACCCGCCGTTGAGTCCACGCAAAGTCATGTTACGCAGGCCTGTTCCATTTCTCATATAGAACATGTTTGCAGTAGCATACCCTGCGGTTGGTTCAATGATAGTTCCACGCAGTTCGTCGCCTACTAAAGCAGTGTTTTCAGGAATGCTGATTGGAAGAATTTCAGCAAAAGTACCAGTCTTGATGAAGATTGTGTTAGTAGAACCAGTGGTTCTAACTGGTACACTGGATGTAGATCCTGCTGTGAGTGCTGTTGTGATAATTGAAAACAAATTTGTAATAGTAGAAGAAGTATTTGCTTCTGCTGTATATGACAAATTGATAGTCTGACTGATCGCTGGTGTATAACTGGTCAGTGTTTGATAATTGTTTGCTGGCGCAGTATTACCCACTGCATTCAACATCAAATCTCTCAGTTTACCCAGTGCGGCAATGATATAAGGCATTGCGGCCGCTGTGGCTGCATTGTAAAATGTTGATGAGTTTTCAAAGTAGGCCAGTGTTGCCGATACAGTTTGAGCATTTGATCCGTGTGTCAAATCGTACTGCACTGCTTCCACAATGTACTGTGCATCACGCAGTGTTGATGCTTGGTCAAACACAGAGCTTGGAGAGAATGGTGCTGCCGAGATGCTCTTCTGATATATCATCCACTGATACATTTCTCTGACCATCCAGCTTTGATTTAGATCAATCAGTGTGCTGGCGTTAGAGAAGCTGGTACCAAGTGCCACACGTTCGCATGCGTACTTGACTGTTCTCCATGGCTTGTCCACCGACTGACCATATGTTGGATCATCTGTACCTGTTGTGGAAACATAGTAAACATTAGGAACAATGCCATAATATTCCCAGCTAGCGTCTGTGCCATCACTGCGCAACATTGTACCGTTGGCACCAATGCCCAATCGAACGTTGGCCGCTGCGCCGCGTGTGAGCAAATCACCACGTGTGGTCAATACATAATTGGAGTCTCCTTCGGCAAGCACGTTCCAGTACACATTGGTAATATCAACGTCTGGACGATTAGTGCCTGCATTGGCAGTGTGTTCCTGAATAGCAATATATGTGCTGGAACCATAACTTACCACATCATTTACTCGATAGAGGGTGGCAGTGACCCAGGTTGAACGGAAATTAAATCCTTCAACCAATAATTTCCAATTGCCTGTATCCAAACAACTAATGCCAGTGGAGTCTAGAATTGCTTCATATGTGTTTCCGCCGTAGCGTACCACATCACCTGTTTTGTATGCAGTAGCACCGGAGTATTCGCCTCTGTTGTTGTAACCTGTTGTTACAACATCCCAGTATGCGCTAGTTGGTGCTGGAGTTTGATTAGAGTGATCCTGTGTGGACACATAAACATATCCGCCATAGGTAACAATATCACCTGTCTGGTATGTAGTTACAGAGCTCCAACTGTTTTCAAATTCTAAACCGCTGACAAACAGCGTGAAGTATGCTTGGTTAAGCACAGCAGATGAAGTTGTATGTGCGCTTGTACACACATATACGTTGGCTCCCCAACGAACCAGATCATTTACTTTGTAAACGGTAGGCGCATGCGAGTAAGTACCTTTCCAGTCAAATCCTCGTGTGTATACTGTCCATTTTGCCTGATCTGATTCAAGCAGTGACTGGGACACATGATTGGTATTACAAATGTAAATTATTCCACCATAGGTCACGATGTCGTTTTCGTTGTAGTCTTCTGTTGCAGTCCAGGCACCGCGAAAATCAGTGCCATCTACCATGAGCTCCCAGCGACCAAGGCCTTCGTCGTCATAGAATCCCTGACCTAAATCAGAGTCTGAAGTGTGTCCTGCTGTGCAAACGTATACTCGTCCGCCATATTTGACTACATCGTCCTTGACGTAAGGGTGACTATTTGTCCAGTCACCGCGCCAAACGAACTTCAATCTACCTAGCTTAAATTCTGCCATATGCTTGTCCTCGCCTTGAGTTATTTATCAGACATCTTCTGGATAAGAACGGTTACCGTATTTTAACACCAGTTCGCCGTCTTCGTTTAGATAGTACGCCAACATTCTTTCATCCCAACGATATTGTTCGTAGTTGATATTGGCGTATGTAAGCTCGTGGTCCAGACCACGCCCTTCAAAAAAATCTATTCCTGCTTCAAAACCTTCCCAGTTATCGGTTGCTTCACCTGGGTTGTTTATAGTCAAAGTATCAGATCCACTGCGACTGTCAAATCTAGCTAGATACAGTGTTCCAGTTTCGTCACGCCTGAGCCCATAGAAAAAGCGATTGAGTCTTATGGCTTCACTATCTGGGCTTTGTCCAATATATTTGCTCATTATGGTGTAATCTCACTATAACTAACCAGCACGTCGGCGCTGTCATCTGTATCTGCTACCACGATCAAACTCTGCTGATAGTACATGTTAAACTTCTGATCTCCGCCGCATGCTACCAACGAGCATCCGGGCAAAATTTCAATGTCCTTGAACAGCCAAACGGCCACACTTGAATCATCATCTAGTACTTTTGCACTCACATGTATTGCATCTTCTGTAACATTGGCAATGTTGAAACCTAGTATTACTGCATATTTAGTCACAGTTGTGGACAGCAAAACCGTTTCGGTTGTACCGCAGCCTGGACTAATCACGTTTCTAAGGTCTGTACTTGCCATGTCGTTTTATCCGTAAATCATTGCCGCGCTCAGTATCTCCAACGGATCAGCTGATCCACCGCCGCCACCGCCAGATGAAGAAAGCACTATAGTATTCTGTGCTGGAATAGTGTTAATACTCATTCCAGATCCTGCTACAATTTTGAAACTTGATCCGGCTGTGTCTGCTACAACTGGATCTTTTCCGGGTACTTCGATGTAGCCAAAAAATGGGTTTACGTTGATTGCGCCAGAAACCACATCATAATAAATTCCATCGCCGGATTGCAATGCTGATCGGGCTCTTGCGTCTGTGTAAAATAAATTTGTTGTTCCTTCAACTATCTCGTCTGAGCTAGGAAAAATCATGGACAAGTTTACACGATTGTTTGCATCATCGTACACTGCTGTGATATGATCGTGAACACCAGTTGTCAAGAGCGAAGCAGCGGCATCTTGTACTTGATCTATTGAAATTCCAGTATAGCTCAATATTCCAGTTAGTGCATCATACGATAAATCACCTGTTACAACCAGTGCTGTCCTGGCGGTGGTAACAATGGCCGCAGAGCTCAGACCTAAAATACCTGTAGCTGAATCGTAAGAAAGTAGACCGCCTGTTACTCCTAAGGCAGTCCTGGCGCGACCTTCGGTGAAGTAGCGATGTAACGCACCTTCTTCGATGTCGTCTGTGGTTAATGCGTCTATTTGATCCAGGACATATTGCTGATCAGCAATATCAACATCCAGCATCCGACGCGGAACACGTGTCAAGCTCATGATAAGTTATTTATCAATAGCAGAGCATTGGAGTTTGGATCATTTTGAACTAGGTTTTTCAGGCCAAACCACCTTATCTATGCTTGTGTTATCGGTGATGTCGCGCAGGGCTTGACGATAGTTGTCCCATTCAGCAGCCCATTCTGCTGAGCGACTTGCTCGTACCGACGGTAATTCTGTCCAATCAGACTCGGATAAAAATTGATCTCGTTCCCTGCGAAGTTGTATCCAGGCTTGCTCAGCAGATTCACTGAGCTCTTCAGCGGTAAAATCCACAACTGTAAATGTTTCAAGGACCTGTGTTTCTTCAACTACGTACTGTGTTACCAGATATTGTGTGGATCTGTTGTGTGACGGAATACTATTTGTCACTACTGGATACCACCCAAGCTCTAGCAATGTTTCTGCTGGAAAAAGATCTAGACGTGAAACATTTTCCCAGTTTTCTGGCAACGCCCTAGGACCTTCTACTATTGTTTTGTTTTTTACAAGTGCATATATCATGTTAGTTGTACTTATTGACATAATCTGTTGACTCCGCAGTCACTGTGGTTGAAATTGCTGTTGCTGTTGCACCTGTGTCGGTCATTGTTGCAAAATGAGTGCTGGTTGTTCCGGCGTAGGAGAATGATGTTATTGTGGTAGGTGTTACATTTACTGTTTTTATAGCTCGTCGATTGGCAGCAAAAGTTCCAACAACTCCACCATCAGTTAATAATTTTCCGTCTCTATCAAATTTAAGTTGCAGTGTTTGCCACTGTGCATTGTTGTCTACAGTTAGTCCTGAAAAGGTAACATCACAGACTGCGTTAACATACAGCAGATTTCGGTTGATTCCAATTGCATAACCGTCGCTAATGCCAATGGTGGCACCAGTATCTTGACGTATAATATCTATAGCCTTGAGCCAGCGCCAATCAGAGTCCCCCCACGAAATTTTTCCAACAATGCATCTTGAATCTACTGCGGTGTAACCTGTGATTGTTCTTGTACCATAAACAATATAAATGTTGCTGTCATTGTCAACCACAATAGACTCTGGACCTAGATTCAAATTTGTAGTAGTTGTTGTAGTAACCATACCAGCATAGGTAGGACGATTAACATGAATATAATTCATGCTTGATCCATCCTGTGGTACTCTGACGATGATAGTTTGTGATGTGGTAGCACGATTGGCAGCAATAAACACAGTGCCGTTTTGATCCACCGACATAGCAGGTCCGCTGACATTGGTATTGAACGTTCCTAGTCCAGCTGTGACTTTGCCCCAAACTTTGGAAAAATCTGTCTTGGAAAATTTAGTTACTGAAATTTGATTTCCAATGTAGGTTCCTACGTACAAATAACTTCCAAACTGCTCCAGTGCTAAAATTGGGTTTTGATTTCCGTAATTGGTAGCGGCACCATTGCCTGATGTTTTACTCATGAGCAAAGCGCCAGTATTACCGTCTATTTTGTGCAGACCCATGTAGCTGGTACTTGTGGTTCCTGACTGCACATCTGACACAAAATAAATTGAATTGTCTGAGGAATCGTATACTGCAAAGGGTGCTTGTCTGCCGCCGGTTGATCCTCTAAGCAACGCACCATATCTGAATTGCCAAATACGAGTGTGAGTTGACATGTTGAATTTTGCTATGATTGGATAGCTGTAGCCTTGTGCATTTTGCAGATTGCTTATGGCCATTATATAGTAGTACGTGTTGGTGCTGTCTGGAAACACACTGACCACCGACCAAGGTTTTTCAATAGCACCCTGACCTAGTGTGTTGTACCTAGACCAAGATAAACTGCCAGTAGAATCTAGCTTTACCCAACGAGACATGTATCCAGAAGTTGCTATCGCATCTCCAATGGACAAATATTGGCTGTCTGCAGAATCAAATCTAGGACGAAATCTAATGATCCTGCCATCAGCAGTTGTGGACAAATTGGCAGTCACACGCTCATAGCTCAGAGCTTTGTATACCGGCGCAATGTAATTTGATTGTTCAGCAATCAGTGCTAGTACGGAAGGCTTTGTCATCTGCTGTCCTGTTGTATCATTGCGCCGCGCCAGATTGTGCCGCCATCTCTAGAAATAAACACCAGCAGGTCAACTCCGCTCACAGTAAACGTAGGAGGAGATCCTCCAGGCCACTTCACTGTGGCAGGCCATATGATTCCAAATGCGCCAGGATTTGTCAATTCGATCATGATCACATTGACTGGCGTAGTAGTGTCTACTGTAAAGAAGAATGTGGTTGCACCTGCGATTGTTGCACTAAAGTGGGCTGCCGAACTGGCATCCAAGATGACATTACCTGTCACACTGCCTTTTGCTGAAGTTGGAAATGGTTGATTACCTGGTTTCCAATTTGTGCCGTTCCAATACAGTACGTTGTTGGCAGTGGGCGCAGTTGTTACAGTATCAACGTCGTTCAGTTTGTTGATACTGTCGCTTGACGTTACCACAGCGGAGTCAACGGCTATGGCGCCAGTTGTGCTGTTATAGCTAATGCCTGTACTGCCACTAAACAATCCTCGCACAGTGGCGTTATCAAGTGAAAATACACCAGTAAGACTACTGTAAGACACACCTGCTGTGCCACTGACCAATGCTCGACCAGATGTGGTAAAATCAGATACCTGGCTAGCAGTGATTGAAATATTTGCTTCTGACGCCGCGGTTAATCTTCCTTTAGAATCCACTGTGAAAGAAACTGTTTTTGCTGTGGTGGTTCCGTATGCCGCGGCTGTTACTGTGGTGTTTGCAAGAGTTGTTGCTATTGAAACAATACCAGAAGAACTGGTTGCAGTACCGGTTGTATCTCCTGTCAGCGTTACTGTTTTAGCATAGTCCTGGTTGTCACCAACTGTGGCACGACCATATACATCCACTGTAATGTTGTTGTATGTGCCTGCTACCACGCCCGACGTGTTCATGTCGATAGTTGATTGGCCAGACACCGCATTGAAAGATTGTGTCAATCTAGCAGAAACGCCGCCTGCTGGTAATATGCTTATTACTCCGCTGTTGCTGATTGTTTGGACGCCGCTAAGAAACGACGAGACCGAGATACCTGCACCAGAACTAACATAAAGCAAGCCAGTGTTGCTGATTGTGGCAGCTCCGGAGGCTTTGATCACTTGCATGCCTGTACCGGCTATAACGTCTAATATGCCTGAGTTTGAAATAGTTTGTGTACCTGATGATACCGATCCTACTGTTATACCTGTACCGGCTGTTACTGAAGTCAATGCTGAACTGCTTACAGTGACGTTTCCGCTTAGGTCTGTGGACACACTGACTGAACCAGTTCCAACAACTGTTCTAATTCCAGTGTTGGTAATTGTCAGTGTGCTGGTACCAGGTGTTGCTCCGTTGACGATTGCCAGGCTAATTGCTGATCCTGCAATGAACGTAAACGAGTCCGTGTTTGATTTTGCAGTGGCGCTGGTTGCACCCACTGTGAGCGATTTGAAAATAAATTGACTGCTGCCGCGATCACTATTAGTATATGCACCAGTGGCCGTGTCATAGGTTAAACCAGTTCCGGCAGAAAGTGATGCTCTGGCTCGTGCTTCAGTAAAGAATCTTGCTGTTGATATTTCTTCTAGGTCGGTTGTTTTAAGAATTTTGCCTGATATGTTGCCGGTTCCTGTTGTATAACCAAGATAGCCGCTGTTGTTAAACAAGGCAGTGCCACCACCAATTCGTAACTGGCCGCCAATCCAAAGATCATTCCAGCGGAAACTTGTATTACCCAAGTCGTGAATATTATTTGTGACAGGTAAAATATCTGTGTTAACTGATGTGATTCTATCATTAAATCTTGCTAGAGTAAAATACTTGTTTGTAAGACCCTCAGGCAGTCCATCAGTATTGGTCAACACTGTACCACCGGTACTGCCACCCGAAACAAATCCATTGCTTATGTAGGCTGTAAATCCCGTGGTATCAAGCGGTATTGTTAATGTAGGATCAGTAAACAGTCTAACCTGGGTGCTGTTAATGACATCTAAAAAGTATGTATTGCCATTGAGCTCAACCATGCCGATCACATCGGTGATGGTCACTTCGTCGCCGTCTACAAATCCATGCGGGGTAATTGTTGTTAGTATTCCTGGATTGGCCTGTGATACGTTGGTAATTACTTCACTGTGGCTTCCTGTACCAATCACAACTCTTATTTCATACTGCCCCGACGAAGGATTCCTATAGACATCGCAACCAATGTGATTTCCATGTACCCATACGGATTCAATTCCATCTTGTGCTCGTTGATTTGTAAACCATTTGTTAACAGGAGATGCGTCTTCGGCTAGTTCATCTGTTGTGTGATTTGATATGTCTGATACTTGACCCGTGACATCGCCAGTAACATCTCCTACAAATGTATCAGCATACATGTTGTTTGTTGCTGTAATGTCTATAAATGTTGGGCTTGCGTTTGTGTCTATACGTTGGTTAGCAAGATCCAGATAGGAAGGAAGATTTATTCCAATAATACCTGTTAGTGAATCATATGTGATCAGCCCGGCGCCGCTCAATGCTGTACGCACACGAGGTATGGTAAAATAAAGATTGTCACCTTCTGGCAAGGCTGTTGTGTCAGTTGGTATCTGTCCCAGGATGCTGGTCTCAACCCATTGTTTGTTGGCCAACTGTCTTCCTAAAACAGGATTATCTATGCGAACATCTCTATCACCAAAATCAATACTAAGCCCAAATGCATCTTCATTTAATGAACCTGGAGTAACTTCTGTGATAGAAATCTTTCCAAAGTCAAGACCATAAAAGTCGGCACCAACGGTAGGAGGCGTTCCTACAAAAGTAATCTGGCCGCCTGTGTTGATTGTATAATCAATGAGCGGTCGTCTAAAGGTGCCATCGACGTAGATCAGCGTGTAGTATTCATTGTATGGGTTAGCAGCGACCCCGCCGTGTCGTAACTGAAAAGGTCCGACCGTTCCGTCAAATATCAAATCATCAAATGGTTCTGCAGGATTGACCACATCGCCCGGAGAAGCTGACCCACTACCAGATCCTCCACCAAGGTGCATGTGCACCACTGTGATTATGGAATCGTCTGGGGGTGCTTCTGTGAACTCAAGATTTAGATTGCCGTCAAGATTGTATGCCGACACTGCCGGCTGAGTTACGCCGTCAATCACAACCAAAATGCTACGAGGATTTACCGGACGGGGTTGACTCAGCGTGAAAGTTATCGTGGTGCCGTCACCTACGAATGTATCTACTGTGAAAGGAGCAAATCCAACAAAGGGATTGTTGCCAATGTACGCCATTTAGAGCCCGCCTATACTTTTATCCAGATATTTATCTGGGTGTGAGACCAGCGGCCTCAAGAGATCAACAATATCGATGCAAAAGCATTGCAATAGATATTTGATGAGAACGCTCGCAACTCGTCGTTGGGTTCTAAATTTATTGGTTTTTCTAGTACCAGCGTGGAATTTGGTGCAATCGGAACTTTGTGTAAAATTTCTCTGCTGGTTCCAGCACTGGAATCATAGACTTTTAGTGTGACAACTGTGCCGGTTAAATCACTAGTGTTTGATACATAAAGCCCGTGCACAATGGCACTACGTAATCCTGCGGCATCGGCAGTAAAAACTGTGGCTTCTGTTGTGGTCAGCGCGGCATTTGCGTTTACAAATTGACTAGGCATTTATCAACCTCCTAATGCGATTGCATAAGCAATGGCATCGCCTTCGCTGACATAGACTTCGCCAGACACAATCGTACTAGGACTAACCCAGGCTGTACCGTTCCAAAATTCCACCTGATTTGTTGTGGTATTCCATCGTTGCGCACCTTGCTCGGGTGCGGACGGACGTTGGCTTTGTGTACCAACCGGCATGACTAAACTGCCCGTTTGGTCTATCTTGATAGTCTTGCTTTCGCTAGATATCTTATTCTGTTGATGGTCTAGATTGATTGCCATTGTTGTCTCCTGAACTACCAGTATTTACCGGTTCATCAGCTTCAGAGACCCAATGGTTTAATGGACAAGACATGTTTTTGAGTTTGGTTTTGAAAGGCATGTAACAGCCACATTCTTTACACATGCTTGTGATTGAAATGTAGCGATCACAAGACTTGCAAATCTGTGTGCGACGAATGGCTTCTATTTCTGAAGCCAGTTTCACATTCCAAAATTTAGCAAATCTTTCCTGTTTGTCCATGACACTATTATAGCATCCTGCGCAACTCATTACAAGCCTATTTTTGCACCATTTGTTGGAACTAGATTGTTTGTAGTAAATGGGTTAGCTGAGTTGTATGGCCAGTTTAACACTCGTTGCAATCCACCTTGAAGATGTCGCTGATTGGTATAACCTGCTGTGCCTTCAGTCATGGTTTCTTTGTCTGACAATTCCAGTAACCAATCTTTAATTTGCTGATGACTGTAGTTTGGTCTCATGCCTGCCATAAGACATGCCACACCGGCTGTGATTGGCGTTGCCATTGACGTACCGCTCAACTTGTTTAGGTAGTAGCTGGCATTACGAGAATCTGTAACAGCATTGGTATAGTAAGACGAGTTGGAATAAGCACCCATCGTCATTGCGCCAGCGGCATAGATGCTGACTCCAGGTCCTGTTTCTGAGAATGTTGTTTTTTGTTCGGTACTTGTTTGATCTAAAGCGCCAACACATATCATGCTACTGCCACCACTAATTGGACCTGTAGGACTTGATCCTCTGTGATAGTAATCTCCATTGACTGTGTTATCCCAATCCAATCCACCCGGGGAATCAATCTTGTGATAGTAATTGCCTGCGGCGCCTAACATGATTACACCTGCATCAATGCAATCTGAAACGTCTGCATCCAATGCAGTTATACGAACGCCATATAAACTATTAACTTGGCCGTATGTTGAATCTCTTCCGGTATGTGTATAAGTTGTTCCACGATAAACAGTGGTACATGAACTTGGATAGCTGCCGCGCCAGCCCCAGCTGTTTGTACACACTGTTGGTCGCTTGTTTCCGGCTGCTACTTTTGCCAAATGGAATGCCTTGACAATGTCAAAACAGATTGTGTCTGATATTGCACCAAGGCCGCTGCCGCCAAAGATTCTAATGCTATAAAGTGCCGCACCTTTAGCCATGCCATTGTGACTACCGGCTGCTAAACTGGCGCAATTGGATCCGTGTCCGTCGCTGTCGCCGATGTATCCACCAATTGATCCGCCGGTAGGAGTACCAGGTACACCTAGACTGGCCCAGTTGAAATCAACAAGTCTAGTAGGACCTGTGCCATCATATGTTGTGCTCCATTCAGGATGTCCTCCAATGATGCCAGAATCAATCAAGATCAAATCAACGCCCGAGCCATCCTGGTTGTAGGTATAATCAGCAGTAACTTGATCACCAACATACCCTGCATTTAATTGAGAATGTCTGTACAATCCCCAGTTACGCATGGTATTGTTGATTGTTATAGAATCTCTATGAAAGTTCTGAGCTGGTTGTATTTTGTGCAAGACTTTTTCGTAGCCTAGTTCTTGCGGAGGTCTTGCAACATCCAACACACGAGGATCATTGCGTAGAGCAAATGCTTCAGTATCAGTTAGTGCATAGTGTGTGTTGCGATCACTGAATGGTCTTTCATCAATGACAGTAACAGATCGTGCTGGAATAGTATCAACAGCCGCGGAGGCATCTGTCATCTGTGTTATAAAATCAGTTGCATCATTCTTGTCACGCAATGTGACTATGTATTCGCGTTCAGTTGACATACTTTATCACCAAGCACCAGTTGATGTCCAGGCACTCTTCACCCAGATGTTGGAAGTTCCGTCATAATCTGCTGTGCAATAGAATATAGAAGTGCCATTCATTGCAACATCGCCGGCTTTGTTGCCAGCTGCACCAACTGATGTAGTGGGCACAACTCCTACCACACGGAACACAGTTGATCCAAATGTCACTGATCCTGCAACCGTGATGCCATTGCCTGTTATGACCAATGAGTCCGCCATTGCGCCTGCATTTCGAACGCTGAAATTCAGTGTGGTATCTTCAGAAGCTGATGTGATGTCGGTTACTTTACTGAAGACAGATGCCGCAAGAAAATTTGCACTTGCAGTAACCGATTGTCTGAAACTGATGCTGACTCCAACATTGCCGTTGGCAGGAGCTGATCGATAAGCTGTTAGATCAACTGATGCAGGTACGGTAGAGCCGAATGAAGACATATTGCTTATTGCACGCAAAATTCGATCTTGAAGACCTGTTTCAATCTCAAATGTTTTTGCTGTTGGTGTTGGTCCATAAGCCTCGCCAACGCGGAATGTTCCATCAACGATGGCAGAGCCACCTGGGCTGCCTGGGCTCAGTGTCACGTCTGACAGAGAAATAAGATTCAGTATGCCGCCTGCACCTACATCAAGTGCACCCAAAGCCTGTATAGCATTTGTTCCAGCGCCTTGCATGTTGATAACAGCATCTTCGGCTATTTCCAAACTGCCGTCCAATTTGAATGTGAAGGTCTTTGGAGTAACTCCGCTGGCATTGGTGATGATTTCAAGATCAGTATCGGATGTAAAATTAGGCGTGCCTGTGCCGCCGGACACAAAATTGTCAGCTGCCACTGTTCCTGTCACAGTCAATGTTGTTGTTGCACTGTCCCATTCAATGCCAGCCACATCATCAACAGCAGTACCTGTAGCTGAATAATAGGCCAACTTCTTTGCAACACCAGAATTCACTGTGCCTGAGCCAGCGCCGCCTGCTGCCTCAATGGTAACTGTGTTGGCATCGGTTCTGGTCAGTGTAATATTTGTACCAGCGGCTAGTTTGACATCATCAGTTGAAGAATCAGACCCAGTTAATCTAAGATTAACTCCACCAGTTGCTGTTTCTGCACTGATACCATATGTTGCTCCGCTACCAGTTGAAGCAATGGTAATTGTATTGGCATCTGTTCTGGTTAAAGAAACATTGGAGCCAGCAGCCAACTTGACATCGTCTGTAGTTGAATTAGATCCAGTTAATCTAAGATTAACGCCACCTGTTGTTGTTTCTGCACTGATACTGTAGGTTGCACCAGGGGTCAATTCATGCCCACCCACAGTGGTACCATCATGCACAATAAGAGTGTGCTTGGTAGTATCTACTGTGACCTCTCTTGCAAGACCCGTGAAAGAGGCATTTTGTAGTGTGGTGCCACCTCGTAATTGAAGTTGTGTGGGCATGTTTTATTTCTCCAAGTTGTTCATATTATGCTACAGAAACACAACGCCATTTGCTGGTTGCCACGTTCCAAATAAATCCTACATCGCTACGGGTAGTTGTCATACCAGTTGGCAATGTAACAGCTGAGCTTTCAAACGATGTTCCCCATGCAATAGTTGGAGTTCCAGCTGAAGCAGTGAAAGAGATCCATAGTTTCTGTCCATTTACAGGAGTTCCAGTGAGGCCGGATGTCATTGACGTTATGTTTGCTGCCTGACCTGTTATCACGACTGTATCAACACTGTCAGTGTTGATGGCAGGTGTTGCGCTGTCAGAGGCAAGTGCTAACACACGTGATTGTATCCACTTGTTAGTCAGTGTTTGAGTATCTGACGTTCCGACAATGTTGCCTGTTGGAGATGTCTTAGATGTGCCCCATGCTGAGCCGGTTGACACAGCAATACCAGCACCTGGATAAACAGTAGGACCGTCTGCACCTCGTGCTCCAGTAGCAGTAATTGTCCAGCTGGCAAATGTACCAGTACCACCAATCAATGTTACATTGATTGTGAGAGATGTGGTTGTATAGGCTGTAATGTTGCCTTCCATATAATTGGTTGCGGTTGCACCAAAAGCACGAACGTACTGCCCTACTGCAAAAGCGTTGGTGCCTTGTGCTTGGTTAACTGTGAATGTTTTTGTTCCTGTGGCAATCGCAAGAGAAGTAGTTGATGTTAGTCCAAAATAACCGCGGCCTGTTCCTGTTGCACCAGTTGCACCTATTTGACCTGCAATGGATATTTTCCAAGAAGTCAATGTACCTGTTCCATTGGTATCATCTACAGATATTGTCATTGTAGTGGCTGCGAATGCAGTGATTGTTCCTTCCATAAATGTGGAAGGTGTCACTGTTGATACCACACGCACTCTGCTGCCAATAACAAATGCTGAGTTGGCAGCAGAAAGATTGGTTGTAAATGTTTTTGTTCCTGTGCCGACGGCTACAGAAGATGTTGATGAAAGTACATACCCAATACCAGCAGCACCAGCTATTGTGGCCCAGGACAGGTTTCCAGCGCCATCGGTGATCAATGCTTGTCCGGCTGAGCCGCCAGTTATTCTGACCTTGCTTGGTGCACCCAATACTACTTTTCCTGCAGGAGCAATGGTTAAATCTGTACCTGAAAAGTTTGCTATAGTGTTGACATTTAACTGTCCAGCTTTTGTTATCTTAACACGATCGGCTAGGCTTGTACCGTTATGTGTGGCAAAAATCCATTCGGTTGGCATGCTTGTAGAGCTAGGTGTACCATCGACAACCGCTTTAAGTGTTGCTCCTATAACCGGTGTTGTACCGCCCCAGCCGGTGGCGGCAATATTTGCCAGCTCGTCATTGTCCAGTGGCACTGTCTTGGCTGCTGATGTACCTCTTCCTCTTACAAAATTGAAAGAGTCAGTTGGGGCGCCTGCATGGAATTGCTGGAAACTCATACCAGAATATCCAAAACCGCCAGTGTATGCGCTTTTAGTAATAAGAAGTCCGGGGAATGTAACTATATCATTTGTAGCATCGTAAAACACTGGAGCCGCCATGGGCGACAGATCAGTGCCAGTTACCGCATAATATGGAATTCTTCCTGCATTCCCAGAACCAATTGTATTTGCCATGTTATTACTCCTAATTTAGATGGTGTCTTTTCAAAGACATCTCGTTGAACTATTTACCATTTCAAACAACAAACCCTAGATCAACATTGGTAAGAGCGCCGCTTTCACCAAGATCCAGATTTGTCATTTCAATCTGAGCACCAAAGGCATCCACTGACCCAGTGCTGGTTATGCTTCCTAAGTTTCCAGATGATAATACTGCAATAGGATCAAGTGTTTGTGCGGCGCCAACTGGTACCCATTCAACCCCGGTATCATAATAAATCTTGTTTTCTGTAGTATCAATCCAAATCCTTCCAGCATTTCCTGCTGGCGGTCTCGTTGATAAAATTCCAGCTGAAATTGATTCCACGCCAGTGCCACGCAGTAACGTGAACCAATCAGTGTTGCCTTTTCTTACTTCAAGTTCGCCCACAGTGGTGTTGAAACGTATGGTTCCTGGTAGTGCATTTGCAGGACGCTGAGACTCTGTTCCTCGAGGTAACTGTACACCGTTGGTACTGTCAATGATAAGTCTGTCGTCTGGGCTAATTTTAGTTGGCATGATTAAGATCTCCAGTAGTATTTACCGTTTGAGAGGACAAAAAAATACCGGGTATTTCTACCCGGTATTTGCATTGCTTTAAGGCAACTTGGATTAAGCAAAAACCAATCCAGCAACTGCAATCTTGTTCAGATAGTCAGCGGCGTTACCGAAGCTTGATGAAGTGTTGGTCAATTCCACATATCCGTAACGTGTCATGAAGCTGACAGTTGGTTCGAATGTGTTTGGATCAAGCACAACACCTGAGCTCATCAATGGAATGTATGGGCAATAGAAACTTGCGGCATCCATTTCATTTGGTCCTTTGTAACCAACCAATACTGGTGTAGTGTCAGTAGCATAGCTATCAACATAAACACGTACTGAGTTGTTCAAAGTACCAACAAACTTGGTGTTTGTAGGAGCTTCAAATGTACCTTCTGTGGTACGAGCAAAAGCAGAAGTAGTAGCAGACTGAAGAACTGTCAAAGCTGTTGGGCTTACAACAATCCAGTTACCTGCGCCACGACGTGTGCGCTGAGCGATCTGGTTGGCAGCACGGTTGATCATGATTGCCAATACAGCATGGCGATCACCAACGTAGTTAGGAGTACCAGTAAAGGCAGTACCTGTAGTTGGAGTCATGTCAAATGTGTCGCTTGTACCAGCCAATGAACGCAAGCTGCCTAGCAACTCTTGGTCAATTTCAGCTGTGATTTCTTGTGCCAAAGCAGCCATGATTTCTGCTTCAACGTCTAGACCGTGCATGCTCTGTGCATCCTGAGCAGCCTCAAAAGTCCAGCGAGCTTGTAGCTTGCGTGACTTGGCTTCAACAGTTTGCTTCAAGATCTGGATGTTTAGCTTCTTACCACCGTCGCCTTCGAGTGTGCTAGTAGCGGCTGCGGCAGGAGTGCTTGTTGACAAGTTACCTGAGTAAGCCTTAGCAATGTCGAATGGACCAAGTGCTTCGTCACCAGCAGTACGGCCAGCGGCTGATTCTGCATAGCGAACACGCATTGTGTGGATCTGGCCTACTGGACCAGTCATTGGTTGAACGCCAAGAATTTCGTTAGCGATCACTGTTGGCATAACACGACGGATTACTGGAAGAATAACCTTGTTCAACACAGCTACGTTGCCGGCTGTGGTTGAAGTGGCTGCACTTTCAGTCATATACTTACGTGTATTTTCTAATACGGTCTCCATAACTGTCTTACGGTTACCTGAGAGTCCTTCAACGAGAGCCTCTTTAGCGGCTGACCAGTTACGGGACTCGAAAAGTTTATCGGACATTGTAATTCTCCTGTTATTACTTTGCGATTCCGGCAAGTTTCTTAAGACTGATTATCGAACCATCATCAATGGCAGATTCAGAAGTCTTATCACCTGTGGCAGCACTAGTGTTCTGCTCTTGGCGACTTTCGATAAGCGGCTTTTTACCGGGACTGCGGCCACTCTCGTTTAGAACTGACGGAAGATATTTCTGGTATGACTCACGAAGCTTTTCAGTAGAAACTGTGCCTAGTAGGTCTTCCATGATACCACGCTTGTCTTTCGACAAAGGCGCCATCAACTCTTGCATAACGCGATCGCGCTTCAACGTATCTTCTGCGATACGAGCTTTGCGTTCAGCGTCAGCTATTGCTTGTTGCTTGCTCTCAACAATCTGTTCCTTTTCAGCAACAGTTCCTTCAAGAGCAATGATCTTGTCACTCAGCTTCTTGAGCTCAGTAGCATCTGCAAAGTGCGATGCCATAAACTCAGCGGCGTATGCTTCCATGATCTTACGACCGAAAGCATTCTTGCGAGCTTCGGTAATGTCTTGCTTCAATTGGCCTATTTCTGCACGGAGTGCTTCGCCAATAAAGGCATTGGCTTTTTCAGCAGCCTGAGAAACGAATTTCTGCTTGGCTTCCTTGATTGCCTGCTTGCCTTCTGAAATTAATTGAACTCTGGTGTCGATGAGCTTTTGCTCTTCTTCACGCAGTTCATTCAGTTCCTTGGTCAACTTGCGAAGTGTGAATTCTTCCAACTTCTTAATGCTGGTTTTATTCGTTTCGCGGTCTTCTCTCAGTTCGTTGATTTCCTTAGCCATTGTTTCGTTTACAAAGCGGTTTAGTAGCTCAGCATGCTCAGCTACTTTCTTTTTGTATTCGATACGAGCTTGTACCATTGCATCGCGATCTTGCTTGAGCTCGCCGAGCTCTTTCTGCAAGTTTTCGCTGATGAAAAGGTCCAATGCTTCGACCATGACCGATTTGTCATGCTCGTAACGCTGGGAGAATTCCTCACGGAGTTCTGCTAATGCTTCAGTCTTGTTTTCCTTGACTTTTGCATCCCAGGCTTCTGCTAGCTTGGATTTTACTTCCTCTGAGAGTACCTCGGATCCGAAAAGTTCTGTAAAGTTTGCCATCTCTTAGTCTCCTTATTTCAGGCTACTGATGAACTTTAGAACCTCTTCGTTGAGGAACTTCTGTGCACGTCTGTCATGATTCACTGCGCTGGCAACATCCATCAATGCCGCACGTCGCTTATGCATCATGGCCCTTTCATAGATTGCTGTGGGATAAGCATCTGGTGCACTGGGTTGTGCAACAATGTCTACTGTGACAATATCAAAGTCTTTGACGTTTCCGTCTTCATTGACATTACCACTGCCTCTGCTAGAAACTCCTAGCTTGACACCACTTTCCATCAGGGTCTTGATGATATTACCCATTGGAGTAGGTAATACCTTGAGCTTGCCGTAACCATTGGGACCGTCCATCCACATTGATTCGATCATGTGGCTTACACGGTCTATGTTTACGGTTAAATCTTCTGGGTGATCTGCCTCACCCAATACGCTGTAACCAGAGTCTAATCTCTGCTTGACGCTATCAACTGCTTTAGCAATCTCACTCACAGGATACACACGCTGGTTCTGGTTCTTCACGCCACCTTGTATAAAGATGCCGCTCATGATCAAAGACTTACCGCCAGTAGGATTGTCTTTTGCTTCAACAACCATACCAGCTTGATCAAATGTAATTGCTTCTACCAACGGTAACATGTGTATTATGCTCCGGAAATTGGGCTTTTAACATTAACACCTGAAGCCTGTGCTGTTACTGGCTTTGGTGCTGGTTTTACGTTTGGCTCAGTGGTTGAGTTTAGGCTCTTAGGAGCAGCAACTTTACCACCAGTTTCATTGCCTTGTCCAAACTTAACAGCGGCAGCGCCATTGTCTGATACTTTAGGACCCGAACTTACTGGGCTGGACTTGTTGTCAGCTTTGTCGCCATTGTCTGGTGTTGCAACCTTGGACATTTCAACTGCTTCGCCTAGTGATTCTTCAGGCATGTCAGCAGGCATGTCAGCAGGCATGTCAGCATTGGCTTCTTCGCTGTCGCCTTCACCATTTACTAACTTGTCAAATTCTGCTTTCAATGCTGAAATAGCATCTTCAACGTCCATCATAGCATCTTGAACGCTTGACTTATCATCAGCAGGTTCTTCAGCTGGGGCATCACCTTCAGGTGCTACTTCAGCGGCAGCGGCTTCTGGATCAATGTCTTCAGCTTCTTCTTCAGAAAACATTTCTTCATTTTCAATTTCAGCTTCGTCTGCAATAACTTCTTCTTCAAAATCAGCAACAGGATCGCCGCCAATTTCTTCTTCAATCTGCTCGTCAGATTGAATCATGCTTTCATATATGCCGCGACCCTTCTCTACGAAGTAACTGTGCAACAAATCGCCTGCGGCTTCTTGATCGTGATTGAGCAAGTGCTCCAGGACTTTTTCTAGTGTTTTATGTGACATTTCTAAGCTCTCCTTTGGCCAAAGACAGGTATGTCCGTGCTTTTATTTACGGACGCCATGTGTTATATAGTATCAAATGGTGAAAAAAGCGGAGTTTTTCTATTTGGTCTCAGCGATAAGTATCGCCTTCAACCGCCTGCTCTAGCGTAAATTTCCGCATAATGTTTGCGCTCTTCTGCTTGTTGTTGTTTTCTAAGCTCGCGCATGGACCTTAATTTGTTAAGGTGTTCCAGTGTTAACCGTGTTCTACGTGTGTCTTTTTTAGTCATAGGATTGTTATATCCTATTTCTAGACTTTGTGGATCCTGTTCTGCAGGTTCCTTAAATTCTCTTAATTTCATATTCCTGCGCCTCCAGGTGGTGGTTCTTCCCCGGGTGCGGCACCTGCTGCCGGGGCTGGTTCTATACCAGTTGGGTTTTCTTCTGCTGCGCCTAAATTGGCTTCAAGTTCTTTGGTTTCCAATGGCGTTAAATTAGGCTGTCTGATGCCAACACTAGCAAGATCTGTATTGGTAGTATCAGTATCGAGAGATGCACCAGCGGCACCGGCTGGATTTTCTTCCTTCCATAACCGCTCATTTTCTTTTATTTCGTCTTTGGTCAAGCCCAAGTACTTCTCAAGCACAAAACGCCTAGATAGATATGAAGTTTCAGCCACTTGTGAGAATGCCTGCAAACGATTGCTGTTGAGTTCAATGTCTCTGTATTCACTAAAACTCTGTGGCTCCATGAATCGTAAATCAAACACGCCGCTATCAATCTCTACACCTTTCCACTTCAAAAACATTTTGAATTCGTGATCTAGAGTAGTACACAGCAAGTTTTGTATACGCTGACAATACTTGTTGAATCGATATTCTTGTATGTACGCTGTGCCTACTTTGCCATCGTTGTACACAGCAGTACCGTCATCTGGACCTGTTGGCAAATAGCTTGAAGGTATGCGAAGGGCTCGCATCAATTTGTTTGTGAAGAATTTTAGGTCGTCAATCTGTCCTAGATTGTCGCCACCCGGCAGCACTTCAACCTTAGAGCCTCGGCCTTCCGAAGTCTGAGCAAAAAAGTAATCTTCAAGCATGCTCAACGGATTATAGCTGGAATCCATTACTGTTGCTCCGCCGCCAGTGCGTGTGGGAATACGACGCTGATGGATTTCATTTTTAACACGTTCAACAAAGCTCATGGCCATATGGCTGGGCATGTTGCCTACATCGATGTAGAACACTCTGCGCTCAGGCGCACGTTGCACACGATAGATAATGATAGCATCTTCAAGCAATTCTTTCTGCTTGTAGATCTTGAAGATTGGCTCTAGTATGCTTGTGCCAAATGGCCAGTTGGCGTCCATGCCTTCGCCTAGACTCAACTGCATGATATGGCTTGCGTCTACTGCAAATTCTTTATCGCTGATATTGGTTCCGTTGGGCGCACCTTGACGGAAGTTCTGCAACACAGGCGCTGCCTTACTCATGCCTACCATGGTAGTAAATGCTGTTTGATGTTCTACTGGATTGGTTGCAGTTTTGTCAATCATGTTCAGCGCAAGATTACGCATCACATACTGTTCTGTTTCACGACCTTTGGAATCATTGATGATGATCTTGACCATGTCGGCTGGGTTGATCCACAGCAACTCATAGGTTTCAGGATCTCGAACAAAGAACTGATCGCCGTACTTCAATGTGCTACGGACCACACGCCAAATGCGCTTGTCCCAGTCATTGATGTTGCACCACTGATTCAGGCTTTTTTCTAGTACCTGTTGTTCGGCTTCAGTTGGATCTTGTTTGTAGAACAATTCAAAAGGAACACCGCTGTTTGTGTCAAATTGCGTACAGAATTCTGCAACAGTATCCAAGGCAGCATTGATTTCACTGTCTTGATCCATTTGATCGTATTGTGAATAACGATCTGTTCTATTTGGTTGCCCGGTATAGACTTCAGCAAGATAGGAATTCCATTTACTGGATTGTACTCCACGACCTTGCTGTCTTGGATCCTGGGGATTTACCGACATCATCTGGTTGTTAGATGCTGTGGGATCCCAAATTTTGAAATGTTTGCGCCAACTCATGAAGTTATTTACCTTGGTATAGTTAGGTCTTGTTATTGAGGTTTTCTAGCACATCAACAGTGCGTCTTGAATCTCCTGCCACCTGATCCTGGCGACCCAATATTGCTGTTAGTATCTGATTGGTTTGAGCTTGCTGTTCTGCCAGCGTTCTGATATCCGATTGTGTTTGTTCTGCTCTGGTCGCTTGTGCAGTTTGGGCAGAACTTTGCTGTGACCCATCGCTTGCCGTGGCCACAGTGCCTAGTGCACCCGCAGTCACTGACCCAATGCCAGTGGAACTATTCGGTGTTTGCACGTTTCCTCTAGTGGAACCAGCACGTCGACGATTTGCTTCGGCTTGCATCCGTGCTTCTTCACGTGCTTCATTTTGTACCCCAATATCGTCTGGAAAACTTGATCTGGACATCAATGCATTGTAAATTTCTCTTTCGTCTGTGCTGGTTTCTGTAATGTCGTTGTCAGTGTTGGTACTTGTACCAGCACTTCTGCTTCTAGCGGCATTTTCCGGAGGACGATTCAATGCACCTGTAGCGGCAACAGCACCCACAGCACCAGGCGTAACTGAACTTACAGCACCTTGAGATTTTTGTCTATTATATTGCTCCATTAACCAAGCAGGGTAGTTTCTTGCATTGCGAGGATCCATTTGCAAAGCCATATCTAATGCTGCCATTTGATCTGATGTTAACGCTTTGCCTTCTTCAACTACTTTACCTGCGACTCTTAATTCATTTCTTCGTTCAGTCATTGTTCCAGGCTGTGCTCCACCGGGTGCAGGTGTTGGCTGTATCGCATTGAGCTCTCGGTTGATGCCTCTGTTGCTTGCACCAAAAAATTGTCTTGATATCCATCCGCCTGCAGATTCAGCAGCCCCGCCTAGGAACTTATCAGCGATCATTGAACCGCCAATGGCACCAGCAATACCAACTGGTGCTGATGCAACACCTAATCCAGCAATGCCTCCTGCAAGACCGCCAACTGCACCGCCAGCGCCAGCAACTGCACCTCGTGTGAGAGATCCACCCCTAGATTCAGCAATTTTGTCATCAAGTTCTCTAAGTGCTTTCTCAGCATCTCCTCTTGATAGTTCTCCTTTGGTGTATTTGTCAATGACCTGCCTGCGCATGTTTTGCAGGTCACTAACCGATGTAAATTCGTTTAGCACTACACCAAAGAGAGAACCAATAATGCCGCCACCTCTGACTTGTCTTGCTCCGGCTTTGACTGCACTAGCAACTCCAGACATGTTAGATGCAGTACCAGCCGCAGGATTAGGCGCAGGAGATGCACCTGGTGCAGGTGTTCCTGGTGGGGGTGTTACTGCGCCCGGCACTGTTGCTGGTGCAGGAGATGTTGGCACTTGTAATGGTCTGCCATCTGGACCTAAAATTGTACTAGGTCTAGTTGCTCCAGGTGTACCTGTTGGAGGTGTACCTGTTGGAGGTGTACCTGTTGGAGGTGTACCTGTTGGAGGTGTACTTGGTCTATTTGCGGCCGCGCCTGCCGCGCCAGTGGCAGCAGTTCCTGGTGCTCCTCCTGGAGAAGGAGTTGGGTTTGGTCCAGTTGGTGGAACAGTTGGTCCAGGTCCAGGACCCCTACCACCAAATATGCCGCCTGCGCCTCCTGCGCCTCCGCGCATTGCTCCGCCTATGCCTCGCAAGGCCAGGAATGGCGCTAGCAACGCTAATGCGGCAACCATGCCATAGATTAGATTTTTTGTAGTGTTTGATAATCCAAGGAATTTATCTACTGTGGCATTGATTGCATTTTGCAAGCTGGTAAATGCTGGCATCAGTGGCTCAACTGCTCGCAATAGATCTCCTTGCACTTGTTGTAGTTTTCTCTGCGATTCAATGTATGCGCCTGCGGCATCGGCGCCTGCGCCAGTTGGCGCATTGCCCAGTTGTGCAACTTGATCTGGAGTGCGTGTGGCGGCGGCTCTTCTGATAAAATCAATAAGGCCTCTAGCATCAGCATCACCTGTGGCAGCCATGACTGCAAGAGGAGATCCTTTAAGATTTTGTAATGCTGTGGCGGCAGCTGGTTGTAGCATTGCTGCCTGTTTTGCAGGATCAGTCTCGTTACGATATTCTTCAGACTGCATGATCCTACCAAGGTCTGAAGAAAGTGTTTGTAGTTTTGCAAAGGCACCACCTATCACAGTGGGGTCAAATCCACCTAATGCGGCATATTCCAGTTCATTTGTTATCTGGCCTGCAAACTGCCCGCCAATGGCCGCAAGTGTTTTTCCAAATGTTTCAAGCTCTTGAGCCGCTTTTCGTTCTCCTGCAGCCAACATGCGCTGTTGTGCGGCTCGGAACATATCGTTGCGGTACAGTTGATCAAATGCGCTGTTTAGTTCATCAACAGACTTGCCTGTTGTTTGTGCTAATCTATACAGCTCTCTTGCCTGATCTTCAGCCATGCGCTGTGCAGTTCTTTGCGCTTCAGCACCTGTTAATCCTGCTTGACCTACCATCATAACAGAACGGCTATACGATGCCATTAGCTGTTCAATGTTCTGCCCGTAAAAGTTGGCTTTCTTAGCACTGTCTAAATATTGTTTTGCACCATCAGCAAATCGTTGTCCTGAATTTCTAATGTTTTCATCAAGCATGCCAGCCATGTTGCCAGCATCCGCAACGGCTTTGTTGAATTGTTCCAGTGTCAGGCCAGCTGTCTTTGCTGAAATAGCAAAGCTGAGTGCTGTTGTGGCCAGTCCACCTAGACCAGATCCAAATGCTTTGATTGTTGTCTGTGCACCTTGCTGCCATACTTCATATAACCTTACGGCCGCAGCCGCGGCCAATCCCAACGAAGCTGAAAATGCAGTTACCAACGGTGCAAGTGGCCCAAGTATGGACATCAGTCTACCAGCAACACCAGCAAACATGCCTTCAAGCATGCCCATTACACCACCTTTTACATCTCCGCCTATTATGCGTTTGATGTTTTCGGCACTTTGGTTTTTGCCGCCGGTATTTCTACGATATATGTCTTCGTATTTTTCTCCCGGGCGCAGCCTATATTGTGTGTCTTTTGACTTGATACCTTTGTCTAGGTCCTTGAATGCTTTGCTTAACTTGTCAGCATCGTCTCCGGCTGCATTGACTGCTTGTCTGAATTCTTCCAAAGGTTTTTTGGCGGCAGCACCAAATGTGGCTCGTATGTCCTGTGCAATGATTTTTGCGGCGGCTTGGCGTTGTTCAGGCGTGAGCTTGCGGAGATCTTCCCTTACACTTTTGATAGATTCGCTTGCTCTTCTGGTTGCCGGATCTAGCTTTTCGTCGTTTTTGTTGGCTCTTACCCTGTCAGCAAAGCTGTATCTTCTTGCTCTGCCCAGCGTTTTTTCTAGATCTTCGGTTTGATTTGCGTTGTATCTGGCACGGCGATTTGCGTTTTGTGACGCTGATGCAGTGCTGGCATTGCCTCTGATTCCGCTGGAAGTGTTACGATTGATAGAACTTAGCAGTGCATTGGCACGTGCTTGTTGCTGTGATAAAGACTTGAAACCTGACTCCATGGCACGAGTTAGTGTGCGATTTCCTAAGGAAATAGATGCAGGACTCATGCCGGATGAAACAGCAACTCTGTTCCTGGCAGATGTGTTTTTTGTTTCTAATTTACGTATAGCTGAAACTACTGCGCTCTGTCCCTTGGCTATGTTATTGAGTCCAACGCTTAGAGATTTTATTGCTGATGCATTTGTTTGCTGTGCTTTGACTGACTTGTCCAGGCGTCCAATAACTGCTTTTTGATTGCTCAGATCTTTTGTGGCTGTGCTCTGTTGCTTGGACAGCAGATCATTTGTCTTTTTAACAGCAGACAACAAGGCAGCATTCCTGGTGCCCATGACACTTGAAAGGCTGTTGATAGATTCTTCCGTGGCCCATTTTGGCCAAGCGGCAATCTTGCTAGCGAGTTGATCCGGATCCGGTGGTAATGCCATGTAGAGTCATCCAATGTTGTCTGTTATTTACCGAAAAGAAAAAGTGGTATTTGAACGAGCAAATACCCCCATTATAACCCAGCTAAATAAAAGCAATCGGAGGATCAACACATGACACAAGCTAACAATCCGTTAGGACAGTATTTTAGAAAGCCAGGACTCAATGTGGCATTGCCCAGCGGAGGAAAGTTCTACAAGACACCGCCCAAGATAACTGTTGACGGTGAGATTGCGGTATATCCAATGACTGCAAAAGACGAACTGCTGGTAAAAAATGCAGACTCTTTGCTGAACGGAGATGCTATTGTTCAATTGATCAAGAGCTGTGTGCCTGACATTGCGGACCCACAAGAAATGCCCAATCCAGACGTGGATGCTGTACTGCTGGCCATACGCAAAGCCACATATGGTGAAAAGATGGAAATAACTGCCAGTTGTCCATGCAACGAATGGTCAGGCACTTACTCCATTGGAGTGGACAATCTTTTGATGAGGATCAAAGGCATTGACCCTGTGAATGAAGTTGAATTGTCAAACGAACTGCTGGTAAGATTGGCTCCCAGCACCTTGGCTGACCAAAATCGACTGGGCATGATACAGTTTGAAAACGTGCGCAAGCTACAAACTGTGATGGATTCCGAAGACGAAGAACTTAAACTGCGTGTAAGCAACGAAGTAACTGGTCGCAACATTGAGCTGGCACAAGAAATCATATCAAAGGTCATCATAGCAGTGATCACACCAGATGGTAATGAAATCAATGATCGCAAGTTCATCAGTGAGTGGTTGGGTCAGCTGGAAACCACAGAGTTCAAGAAAATCGAAGACAAGATCAGACTGATCAATCAAAGTGGCGCAGAAACAAAGGTTGAAGTTGGCTGTGGCAAAGAAGGATGTGATCGCAAGTTTGAAATTGAATTCACACTGGACCCAGTAAGTTTTTTCGCACAAGGCTCCTGAGCACCACCGACAATGCTCAGGTGATGAAGTACGTTGACGAATATCGCACTGAAGCCAGGAGCCTGATAAAAGATGTACAACAACTAGCAGTGTACAGTGGGCTCAGTTACAACGAAGTGATCAACATGAGCCTGGAAGAAAGACAAGTCCTGTCAGAAGTCATCAAAGACAAACTAGACCTAGACATGAAGCTAGCTGGTATCAAGACCAAAAAAGAAACATACATGTAAGTCAGAGCTTGCCTTATATTTCAAGTATCCTCTAACACTTGGCTGCTGTCGCAGCCTTCATTTCACATTCACATCGCTATCGCTCGTGATATGTTCATGAATCATTTTTATTTTTTAGATTCTAAGATTTATTTTGTTTACTAGTGAAACAAGATGATATTTTCTCTGAGGTTCCAGCCACACTTCGCCCTGTTAAGGGCAAAGTGAAAAGCTGGACTAAGGACTTTCTCCAGAGTACCATACCACATCTATCAGAAACAACCCAGAGGGCAAAGGCGGTCATGCTGTACCTTTTTACGTCTATCTTCTTTAATGACGCTGACTAATCCAAGACACCCGATAGAATCGTCTTGGGATCATGCAAGTTATAATTGTCAATAGAGCTTGCTCATTTTGGTCTTACCATTCTCACACCAAGCCAGTTTCATACCGTTTGACTCGCGTCCTGTAAAGGATAGTGGTGCTGAGTCTGTGCTACCGCGCACAATTTCCGTCCCTGCGATACGTGTGTCCAGGTCTAGGGCAACTAGTTATGCGGCCGTTGCGCAGCCTATCGGTAGTGTTGAGCCTGTGGGGAGTTTTAAGGGATAGAAAGGGTTTTAACTGCGTCTTTGTTCAATTGCCAAAAGTCGTCAAAGCCTGTAAATGCCCATGGTCCGTGTGTTACGCTGTCGTAACGGACATGCCTATGTGTTGTAAATGTAGGGAAGTGCTTGTACTCAAACGCAATGAAGCTGCCTTTTCTGTTGAACTTCATGATAACAATGTTAAGGTCATTGTCATCGGCAGCCTCAATGGTCTGGTCTATCCAGTTGTCTAAGAGTGTTATCTTACCTGACGCGAAAAGCTGGTGGAACGGAAACTCGGCATAGCTTTTGCATTCTATGTTGAGATGCTTCCAGTCACTTGGGGGAGTGATGTCGCCCTTCATTGAGCGTATCTGCCCTTCGTGCAAGAATTCTTTGCGAACAGCATTTTTGCCACCCACGTATGCACCGCTGGATGGAACACGTATGAACGATGCTCCATACAGTTCGGACAAGAAATTTGCGACATCTCTTTCCCAGGACTTACCTTTGTTTTTGCTTTTCGACGCCATGTGTACTTTGATTTATGCCATGAACCTGTTTATCAGGCCTTCTTATCGGTCATAGCAGTTTTCTCTACCATGATTTCCTTGCGGCGCTCACCAGCTGCCTTGCGGATGTCGCCTAGCGCCTTACGTGCGCGACTTGCAGCCGCCTTGACGCCCTTGCCAGTGAACTTAGCGTTCTCGTCGAGATACGTTTGAAATGCTTCTGCAATAATGTCGTGATTGCTTTTTGTTTGTTCGGTCATTTTCATGCCTCCACCATATCCACATCCGTCGAGAACGTGGTAAATCCGTTTTCTTTGACAACCTGCAAACTGTTGTTCACACGTGTTATCAATTCATCTCTATGAGATATCAAGAAAACATTCTTCTTTGATTCTCTGCTGAACTTCTTGAGCACGGCCAGTGCGGCGTCTACGCCAACTGGATCCATACCTGAATCTACAAGCTCGTCGATGAACAGCAAATTACAAGGAAAATTCAAACTCTCAAACACGTCTCTGAAACTCCAACTCAATCCAAGAATGAGTCGGTTACGTTCTCCTCGGCTGAGGTTATCAAAGTCAAATTCTTGTCCTAGCATCTTGATACCAACAGTAAGGTCGCTTTGGAAATTGACCTCATGTGGCAACTGTAGCAATGTAAGATAGTGATTCAACCTGTGATTCAAATAGCTCAAGTTCTGCTCAATAATGCGACGTCGCACAAATGAGTCCTTGTTAGTAAGCAATTTATACAAGAACTCTTGGTGTTCAAGTTTCTTGTTAAGAACGTTGATTGGGTTCCAGTCAACTTCTGCTAGTGCTTTGTTGCGCAATGTTTCAATCTGATCCTGATATGGATCCGTGTCCGCATCACGCTGTACCAATTGCGATTTTAGGTTTTCCAAGCTACTTTTGTGGTTCACAGCATCATTTATGTCGGTGTACCGAACATGTGGTGCTGTGCCCAAAACACCAGATTCTTCAATCTTTGTTTTGGCCTCCTGCTCCAGCGCATGTTCACGCTCTAGATCATCTGCCACGCTCATCATTGCAGATTCCAGCTCGGAGATCATGGATGTTTGTTGGTCATCATGCAAGCCCTGTCCGCAAGCATGACACTTGTGATCTTTTGCTTTATCGCATGCGCCAGTTAACTCTACCAACTGCCCGCTCAGACGCTTTACTGCGGCCTGTGCATTTGCCAAGTCCTTGGTGTAACGCTTGATCTTTTGCTCTTTTTCTTTCCATGCAGTCAGTGCTGAATGGTTTGCAAGTTCTTGGTCAATGTCAATGGTTTCAAGTTCGTTGATCGAAGCAACCAGCTTAACCATGTCTTCATCTTTTTTCTTGACCCAGATGCGACTGCGACGTTCAATGTCCTCAATTGATGCTTGGATCTTGGCATTGGTTTCTTGCAGTGCCCTGATTCGGAATTCTTCTTCTTTGATGCCATCTCTAGTGTGGCGCATGGCTTCTTTGAGTAGCTCTGCTTTTTCACTCAGCAGTGTGATACCAAGAAGCTCTTCAATGATCTCTTTTTGATCATTGTTCTTCATGCTAAGGAAAGGTTCGTTGTAGGTGTTCAGCGCCAGGATGTGTTTGAACATTTCGTGGCTCATGCCCAGGATGCGCTCTACTGCTTCCTGGGTAAGTTTGTTTTCGCCCTGTCCTTCGTTTGTGCCTGCTTCGTTTACTTCGTCATCGTCAACTGCGAAACGAAATATGTTGGGCTTGCGTCCACGTTCAATGCGATAGGTGTGGCCATTCTTTTCAAACTCCACAGTGACCAGCATGTTCTTGTCGTTGGTCTTGTTGATAAGATTGTCTTTGCGGATGTTGCTGAGCGCATTGCCATATAGCGCATAGCTGAGTGCATTGACGATTGTGGTCTTGCCCACACCGTTACGTGCGCCTTCACCACCCATGTCCATGTTAAGGCCAATGACTAGGGTGAGGCCATGCTGGTCTAGATTTACCGCTTGGGTAACATTACCAACAGACAGGAAGTTCTTTACTGTGAGATTTTTAATTGTCAGCATTGATTGTCCTGCATTATACTGTAAGACCGTTGTAGATGTCAACCAACATCTTCTTGTCGATCACATCCGAGTCAATGGCATTTAATTGCGTCATGACGATTTGATCAACGCTTTCAAATTTCACATCCTCAGCAGTCCATTCTTTGGCATGCTCTTCTTTCTTTGCAGGAATCAGTGTAAGATCTCTGCAACCGTATTCTTCCATGAATGTTTTCTTAAGGAACTGTGCTTCTTCGTAGCTGATATCAATGTCAATGCTGATACGAGCAAAGGTGTTTTTGTCAAGCACCTTGGCCGGATCATCAACTACATTTCCTAGTGTAAGAATGCGAAACTTGGGTGCATCTGGCCAGCTCTTGTACTCTGGCTTGCCACCCCAGTCCAGCAACATCATGCCGCGCTCATCATCCCAAGCATCAGCAAAGTTGTGCGGGAATGGATTGCCCATGTACACAACATTGCCTTTTTGCTGACGCTTGTGGAAATGTCCAGAGAACACAAGTTCTTGGTTTGGAAAATGTCCTGCATTGAGTCCGCCGTGATCAGGCATTTCAACCATGGCATTCATCTTGAAGCTGGGCAACTCAAAATGTCCAAAAACATATCGGCTGTCCAGCTTCTTCATGTTGGTCCATTCTTCTCCAACCAACCACGGAACAATGGCAACGTCTCCTTCGATTATTGTTTCATTGACCATGGTGATGTTGGGCAAGTATTTGCCAAATGGCAAGCTGTGGATCTCGCGCTTTTCTCTATAGAACAAGTCATGATTGCCAGTGATAAAGAACACACGATCAAAACTCTTGCTGAGATACTCAAGGTTACTCACTGTGTAGTTCAGTGTACTCACATTGACTGTTGATCTATTGTTGTGCCAGTCACCAAGAAAAATACAAGTCTCAGCACCGGCTGCTTGTGCTTCCTTTACAAACCATTTGACAAACGCTTCGCAGTCGTCGTTGTGTGTGCGACTGTTACTGCGCATACCAAAGTGAATGTCCGTGAAGCAAGCTGCCTTCTTGAATAATTGACCCATTGTGTTCCTGTTAGTGAAGTGTTTCTAGTGTCTTTAGACACCGCGAGATTTCATCCTTGATATACAGTTTCTTCTTTTTCAGTTCATGCGCATGTGGAGTATCGTTTAGATGTTGTTTTTCTAACACAAGCAACTCGTTTTCTAGTTTCTTGTGTGCATCTTTAAGATGCTTAATATGATGCTTCAAACTTTCTTGATGCAAGATATACTCCTTTATTAAAGATCGCCTTCTTTGCGATGTTCGCTGCCAGCAACATTGAACACATCGCCGTAACGTGCTTCTAGCTTGGCAATGTTTTCGTAAATCACTTCGTCTGGATTAAGGCCCAGTGCACGACATGCATTGACCCAGTACCACATAATGTCGCCCAGTTCGCGCTTGAGGTGATGCACAACATCGTGCGTAAAAGGTTTGCCTTGGAAGAAAATCTTCTTGGCAATTTCTTGGAACTCTCCGCCTTCGCTACCAATTCCCATAGCCGCGGTAAGAAACAGCGGAACATTGAGATCTGGCGCACCTTCGGCAGAAGTCTGTTCTTCTAGTTCTCTACAACGACCAATAAAGTCATGTAGGTTATTGCTTTGTGGGCTAGTGATGCGCTCAACAAAGTCCTTGTAGTGTTGCATGTCCATATTATACTTCTTCCTCATCTTTTGCACCTTCGCTCAAGGCAGCATTGCGCTCTCTTGTGGCTACTTGTTGTGCTTGATATTCCAACTGACGTGACCAGCTTGGCATCTGTCCTGCATCTTGCAAGAGATCGTCTCTGATATTTTGATTTTTCTTTTCCATGTTGAGCACACGGGTAAAGCTGTTGGTAATTGCCGCGGTGTAGTAAGCAAATGGGTTGGAACTTTTGCTTTCATCAAATTGCAATCCAATTTGGCTGAGCTGTAGCAGGGCCTGACCTCTCATTTCTTCTACGTATGTATACCCGCGCCAGTTTGACCTCATGCTGTATCGTTCGCACAGCTTGATATACATCCTGGCAAGATTATCAACCACTTTGCCATGACCAACGCTGAACTGTCCTTTTTTGAGATCGCCTTTCCAGTGACTTCGAGCAACCTCAATCCATTCGTCCTCAATCTTGATCCAGTGTTTGAATGGCGGAAAATTTACTTTAGAGTGCAGGTCAGCTGTGATCTTGGGCTTGTTTTTCCTACCAGGTTCAACAGGAATATGATCAAAGCTGGATGTGCGTATCACCAGTTCTTCTACGGGTATTTTCTTGGCGTCAGGCAAAAACTGATCCAGTTTTGGCTTTAGCCCTTTTTGCCCAGTTTCGCGCCATTCTCGATCTGCTATTTCCAGTGCTTGCGCCGCTTGCCTATTGGCACGATTCTCTCTCGCTGTGGTGATTGCTCCCTTAGGAAAAGCCACATTTTTGCGATTATGGAACTTGGCAAGATCATCAATAATCAAATCATAGTAATAGTACTCTGGACTTTTTACCCAGCAATAAGTCATCTTGCTGTGGTGGATTTCTTTCAACAGATCTTTGTTTGATAGATATATTGTTTTTGTGGGTGAAGTTGTCATGTATAACAGTATACTTTTTTAGTTAGTGGATGTCAACCTCTTTAAGATACCAAATGCAATAAAGCTGGGTTTTTCAAAGCACTAAATAGTTTATCATGCCTATTACCACCGCCAGACTCGCAATGCGAGCAGATCCAAATACAGTGCTAGGAGCCGAAGCCGCTAACAGTCCTCTGCTGGGATTTTTACGAACCGCAGGTCCGCGAGAAAACGGCACAAACGCTGTTTCTCAAACGATCGAAGGAGTGACCGACTGGGTAAGAGGTAGACTGGGTGGCAATGCTGCCGGCGGCGGAAACAGTCTGGTATTAAATTTTCCGTATACTCCTGTGATACGAACAGGAACAGAAGCAATGTATACAGAAATGGAATTAACGCATACCAATTATCAGCCGCATGCTTTCAATCGTTCTCAAATTCAAAATATCAGCATCCAGGCCAAATTTACATCACAAACAGATCTATGGGCTAAACACAGTTTGGCAGTGATCCATTTCTTGCGCACAATAACCAAGATGCGATATGGCGCAGGCGACCCATTGAGGGGTGCACCACCACCCGTGCTTAGTTTCACAGCATACGGAAGATACATGTTTGAAAATGTACCAGTGGTGGTCAAAAGCTTCAATATCACACTACCAGATGACGTGGATTACGCAGAGTTGAATGTGGCCGGACAGTATCATGCTGTACCCACATTGTTCACCGTTGACATTGAGCTAATGGTTCAACGTGCAGTTGGTCCAATCAAAGATGAATTTACTCTGGGTAAATTTGCAGGTGGACAGTTAGCTGAAAAAGGATACATCTAATGGCAGTTGTATATGATTCACGTAGCTTTTACGCCAAGACAAACATGAAGTCAAGCTATCTTGACTATACCAATGCACCAGCAATCGTTTTAGACAGCGAGCAATCGCAGTTGATCATTGATCGCAAGTATCACAATCGACCAGACAAGTTGTCATATGATCTTTATCAAAGTGCAAAGTACTGGTGGGTGTTTGCTGTGTGCAATAGAGATGTGCTAGAAGATCCAATTTGGGACTTTGTTGCTGGGTTGCAGATATTGGTTCCTAGCCCACAATCAGTTCAAAGGATTGCCTAATGCCAGTAACAACACAGAGACTTTTTCCAAAGTTAACCTTTGACCAAAACACGCTGAACAAATACACCAGTGTTGATTATCGACTGCGTCTAACAGCAATGAAGGATGCAGAATCAGCATTTTCATATGATCCCAGTAGAGGAATCACACTGGCAGAATCAGCGACCACCAGCAGATTTATTTTTTCAGATCTGGAATTCAAACAAAATTATTCACTGACACCCAATGCTCGGTCTAGCTTTATTGTGAACGGAACCATGACAATCATTGATCCAAGTGGGTTCAAGTTCATGGATGCCATGGTAGATTCCGCATCTACACTTGGCGTAAAAAACGGTATCATCAACGCAAGATATCTACTGGAAATCGAATTCGTAGGTCACAAGGATGACGGATCGGTTGTGATTGAACCAGACCGAGGTGTTTATGTTGTTGCCATAATGAAAGCCGAAGTTCGACTGACAGAAAAAGGCGGCGAATTCAAATTACAATTCTCCGGCACCGATGGCGATGCATTACGACATGTGAACGTTACTTTACAGACAACAAAAACCATCCAGCATGCCGGGCATTTCAAAGACTTCATAAAAGAACTTGAAACCATGCTGAATGAGGAAGAAGCCAAAAAAGTAGGAAAAGGCGATCAGGAGTTTCCAAACAAATGGAAATTTATACTAGAACCCTATATTGAATCTAGTCCGCATTTCAAATTTGCCAGTCAGTCTGCCAACCAGCAATATAGAGATCGAACACAACGTCCAATGGATGGCAGCAACGGGCAACTAAATGCCACACGCGAGGGCTCAACGATATTGCAAGTGATTGACAATGCCATGGCAGACACAGATGCCATGCGACTAGGGCTAAACCAAGACGGCACAGTGAGCGATCCATTGCGAGTTGTTGATCAAGGCACAGCATCTGCAGATCTAAAAAAGATCAAGCAGATGTATAGAATTGACAGTCACGTACAGCTACAAGACAAGTGGGACAGCATAACCAACGATTATGTGAGAGAATTTTACTACTATATTTTCTTGACAGACGCAGATACCAATGCTTTCTTCTATGGTCCAGTGAATCAAATACCTCCTGCAGAATATCAAGAAATTGTAAAACTTAGACTGGAAAATGCAGCCTATATAAATCATCTTAGAAGAAAATATGACTATTACTATACAGGATTGAACAGCGAAATATTAAAGTTTGATCTCAAAGCTGAATTTGTCATGTTTGTTGCTGAACATTTACATAGGCAATATTCGCCGGGATCAGGTACTGCGCCAGGTCCAGGCGCAACTGGTCGCCCAGGTCAAGCACCTCGTCCAACAAACGCACTACCGGTCAATCCAAATGCACCAACCAATGCCGCCGGCAGGAAGTTGGTATATGCGGAAGATGCTCCAGGATTGAAGCAACAGTCAACAGGTGGAAGATTGAACTCGTCAGCAGACAGCGGCATGGCAGGAGGTCAAGTAGTTTTCCCTCATATTTTCAGTTATGACAACAGCAACGTGGATCAAGGCACAGCGTCACAAGATCCGTCAGCAGACGAACGTCGTCGCATGAAATTCCAACACGTGTATGATGCTATGTCGTACACTGGCCCAGATTTCTTGCGCCTACAAATGACCATACGCGGAGATCCCTATTGGTTTGGATCAGCCAAGCCCATATATGCACAGCTTGGTTTGTCCAATGCTGCCGGTAACCCAACAGAAAGAATATCTCGTGCAAACTTTTTCCTTGGTGCACAACGCATATATGTAGAAGTTCATTCAGCGGATCTGGCTGCACAAGACGATGCTGGCCTCACGCCAACCAACAGAGCAATGTCGGGCGTGTATTATATCATGGAATGCAAAAATAGATTTGTTGGTGGTCGATTTGAGCAAGAACTCAGTTGCACAAGAGATCTGCATGTGTTTGGCAAAGCAATGATAGATGCCATACAAAGCGCCACAACAAACCCAATCAGATAATATAGGAAGCACACATGGCAAGACCAAATAACACATCAGATAGAGGAACAGTAGCACCAGCGTTCCGCGATGGCAACAGCGGACAGAACAACAATGCATTTGGTTTTTACACAGCCAAAGTAATGAACAACATTGATGCTCTTAAATTAAATCGTGTGCAAATACACGTTCCGGCATTTGGTGGTCTTGAAACAGATTCAAAAAGTTGGCTAACAGCTCGTCCAATGTCACCGCACGGTGGAGTCACACCCAACACTGGTAACCAAACAGATTTTGAAAAAGTGCAGAAAGCATATGGTACATTTACGCCTGCACCAGACATAGGAAGCACAGTCACAGTTGCATTTCTAGATGGCAATGTCAACCAACCTGTCATCGTTGGATCCTTGTTTCAGGACAACCTTATACATTCATTGCCGGGCATTGGCACAGGAAAATACAAAGACAAGAATGGAAACATAGTTGAAGGTCCTGTAACAGAACACAATCATTCTACCCAGACTGATGTACCAACAGAAAGAGTGCGGCACAGGACACTTGATGATGCAATCAAAAAGCAAGGACTAGACCGAGATCCTTACCGCGGTCCGTCTACCAGTTCAAGTCAGCGCGAAAGCCCAAGTCGTGTGCATGGTATGTTAACACGAGGTCAGCAACAGTTTGTCATGGACGATGGAGACGCCGACGGCAATAATCGTTTAATACGTCTGCGTACACGTAATGGCGCACAGCTATTGTTGAGCGACAGTTGCGGCTTTGTCTATATCATCAGCAAGGATGGAAACAGTTGGTTAGAACTTGCAAATGATGGCTCGGTTAGCATATATGGCGCCGACAGTATAAACATTCATTCAGGTAAAGATCTCAATCTGGTTGCACAAGGTGCAGTCAATATTGAAGGCAATGATGTCAACATCAAAAGCAGGACCGCAGACATACGCATGGAATCAAAAATGGATTTTCATGCCACATCGCACGGCAGCATGTATCACTACAGTGAGAAAAATGCTGACTTGCTGGTCAAGGGCAACTATAAAGAAACAGCACAAAAAATCGACATGAATGGTCCCAAAGCAGAAGAAGCTAAACAGCCACCCCTGCATGATCTTTCGGTGAACACTGGTTTTCGACAGAGCATTGCCAGCGCCGCGCCTGAAGCTGAACCATGGGGCGGACATGCTGGTTGTGGCGACGGGACAAACAAAAACCCAAGTCTTGATTCAGATCAAACTTCAGCGTCGGGAATTCCAGACACAGCTGGTCAACAGGTTGGAAACAACACAGCCAGCGCATTGCCTCCTGGTCAACAAACCACCCTGCCGGGCAGTATGTCAGGTTTACCTGGTGTATCTGCAATTGGCGGACAGGCACAAAGCGGCAGCTTGGGCAGTGTACTTGGTTCGGCAGCACAGCTACCAACTGGCATTGACACACAGGGCGTGCTTGGTGTGCTAGGCGGTGCAACTGCAAATGTACTGGGTGTGCCAAGCACAGGGTTCTTGGGAAATCCCAAGGCACAGGCACAGGCAAATCCAGATAGATATGGTGAATATCCAAGTCCTCCTATTTCTAGAGCCAAACCACCCAGCGGTGGCGGATTTTTACGCGACGGTAGTGGCAATGTGGTCAAAGATGGCCAAGGAAATCCAGTGCGTACTGGCGGCAGTACCGAGGGCGGTACAAGCGAATCAACCACACAGCCATCCGCTGGTGGCAACAAAACTGAGTCAGTGCCACCTAGGCCGTCGGACGACAAGAGCTGTGAAAAAGGCCCGTCTACTCCGGCCACTTCGCTGGATGAATATGGTTGCTTGATGATCTGTTGTTTTGAGTTATACAGGGGCACACCATATAAAGATGGCACTCAAGGATATGCATCCATTGGATATGGTCGTTTGATGTCTGAGAAATCTGAACCTTTTGTTGCAAAAGGACACGACGAAGGTCAGGGCGGCATCACCGAAGCAGAAGCATGGGCAGGACTACAGCGTTACAAGAGCACATACGAAGCAGGTGTAAATCGTCTAAGCGGCGGCCGACCAATACCACAAAATGTGTTCAATGGTATATGCAGTTTCTTGTATCAGAACGGACAAAATCGTACTACTGCGAATGGACAAGATCTTAAACAGTTGATATCTGCAGGCAATTGGGCCAAAGTAGCACAAGCAATCCAAGGACACGGCGGTGACCGCCATAGAAGAGCACTAGAAGCACAGCTGATCGTGAACGGCTGTTATCCATTCCAGATTGTTAGCAAAGGTTCTGCCAGAATACGAGAAGAGAAAACACTCGAAGGAATTCGAGCACTTGGCGGAGCATTGAAGTCTCCAGGCGGCGTAAACGGCAATCGAGGATATAATTTTGCCACACACGGTAATAGTCCACGTGCAACGCCAAACCAAATCACACAAAACCAAGCAAGTCGTTTGTTGAGAATCTATGCTGGAGATACTCGTCCAGCTGTAGCGGATGCCGCTAAACGATTGCTCGGGCAGGGCGGCGGTTGATCAGATACTGTGAGGATCAGGTAGTTCATGTGAATGCTGTAAACGCAATATGAACTCCTGCTCTCGTGTTAAGAACAGCGCAATACGTACACGGCGGTCGAGAGTGAATGGATCACGATGTGAGGCTATCATTACCTCTACAACATCCTCGCTTCTAATAAATTCTCCAATCCAAGACGAGTGAATGCCATGTGATATAACTTCATGTGGTTCATCCATATCCATTGCTATAATAGTCAGCACATGCACGAACCTCCCTTGGAAGGGAGGAATTGAGTGCTCACGGATCTTTAATTTTAGTGGTACATCTCTTTCAAAATTCCACCACTTGCTGGTATTGTTGTATGCCAAATTAGATCTTTTCTCCTGCTTCAAAACCGCGGAAGCCCTTGAACCGTGGAAAGCGCAGGCTGTAAGAACCGTCTTGATTTTGAGTCACTGCATCGGCACGTACCTCTACTAAATGACCCAGTACCTTAGTACGATCAGTCCAGACAGCGTCACGTAGGTCATCGCTAAATCCGCTACCACAATTAGTTTTGATTGTTTTCCCATCGTCTTCACCTTCTAGCACCAGTGCTCCAAGTCGTCCTACGTTCTTGCCGGTACCTTCTTCTATATCTATCACCTTGAGGCTGACTTCGATAAAAGGCTTTTGCTTGAGCCATGCCACACTGCGTTTGCATTCGTAGTGAGCCGCAGGATCCTTGATCATGATTCCTTCGTATCCGTCGGCAATGGCCTTGACATTGATCTCACGAAAACGTGCAACGCCTTCCTTGCTGGACAAATTGACATGTTCATATCCCAGTGTACGAACATTGGCCATTGCAAATGCATCAATGAAACCCTTCAGCATGTTGCTACGATTTAACTGAGCTACTTCACTTTTTCCTGCTTGGAAATCAGTCAAAGGCAACCAATCAAACAAGTATAGAACAGCATCCTGTGCATTGACATCGCTTTTGCGATGTACCTGCCGCATGAGGTCCTGGAATGAGCTAGACATGACCTCTCCGTCAAACACAGTGGGTTCACTGAGTGAACCAGCAATGCTGGCAAATTGTGCCTTGATATGCGGAAAGTTAACCAGCTCTTTGCCGTTGCGGCTGTACTGATCAACGCGACCATCTGGGTAAACCACAGTGAGCACACGCACTCCGTCCAGCTTGACTTCAATCAGCTTGTTGCCGGTTACCTTGCTTTCGTGGTTGGCACCGTCATGTGCCAGCTGGCATTCAAACAGCGGAATAGAAAACTTAGGAAACTTCTTGGCGGTCACACGATTGATGGTACCTTCAGTGGCACCACAGCGCATGTCCTTGAGCAGGATGCGTCGATACCAGCCGTTCCATTCTGCCACCGTGGCACGAGCCATTGCCGCTTCCAGTGCGTCCCTTGCGGCATTGCCTGTCAGCTCACGCTGGCCCAGTTTACGTGCAAGCTCACAAAAATCTGCAAACGTAAAGGTGCCGGTTTGATTGGGAGTGAGTTTTTCAGGTACCTGCTTGACACCAAATGTGATCATTGGGTCATATGCCATACGGAAGCCATCAAACAGTTCTGTATTACCAGCTTCGGCTTCACGAAGCACAATGGCTTCTTTTGCCAACTTTGAGCTGGTAAGTGACAGCTCGTCAATGATTTTGTAGCAAGGCATATTGGATCCTCTGTGTGTTAACGTACCATTATTATAGCACATTTTGAGTCCTTGTCAACCTCTAAAATGTCGTATAAAAACAACAACTTAGTGGTGCTGTAAAAGCATCTATAAATACAAACGGACACGAATTGTCCAATTTAGGAGAAATAACATGGCATACGTCATAAAGAGAGTAACGACTCGCGCAAACGCAAATCGTCCTTTCGCACTTGGATCTCCGCGCCTTCGCGCAAATCCAGAGTTTCAGAAGTTTTTTGAACTTCGCAAAAATGCGCCAGGCTTCCTGGGCATGACTCGCACACTAAGCGACGATAAACTGACAGTCACAACCGAAACACGTTGGGAAAGCCAGGCAGCAGCCAAAGCCTTCAGAAACAAGTATCCTCGTTTGTTTCGTAAAGTAATGGGCATGATGGGACAATATAATCGCAACAACACAATGCGATCAAGGTCGACAGTAGTGGCATAATAAGCTATACTCTTTAGATAGCTTATCTAAAGTAGGGTAATATTTTGAGTGACACACTTTTGCTAAATCAAGATGGGCGGCCGCTGAGAATGTTGCCCCCATCTACCTTAAACTGGCAAGATGCCGTCAAGGCTCTTTGGCTGGACAAAGTAGTTGTGATCAAAAATCACGACGACTGGTTCGTGCGAAGCCAAAAATTGGTTCTACCAGTGCCCAGCATTGTAATGACCAAAGATTATGTGCTACCTCAACTGGGCGTAAACTTCAACCGTAAAATGGTGTATCTTCGGGACGAGTATACCTGCCAGTACTGCGGATCAGAATTCAACGTAGATGACCTAACACTGGATCATGTGATTCCTAAAAGTCTTGGCGGCAAGCTGGATTGGGACAACGTGGTCACAGCATGTACTTCATGCAACTTCATGAAAGGTGCAGATCTGGTCATGCCGCGCAAAACACCAGCACAACCCAACTACTGGGAAATGGCCCGAAAAGCACGTGCTCACGTGAAATTCACCATGCGTGATCCTGCATGGGCTGAATACATCGGCGTGGAGTACAACGACAAGGCCGCATAGGACTCATTTCTCTTCTGCAGATAATTAACAGTATAAGCAGAGGAGCATGTCATGATAAACATGGAAATTGAGTACGAAGATTGTGCATTGGTATTGAAGCCAGGCGGCGGGATTGAAGTATACTGCCCGCCAGAAGCTTCCACACAAGCAAACGTAAAAATGCTACGTTCTATACTGATTGCCTTGGTACAATCAGTATCGGATTCTGCTGATATCCCAAAATTGCTTGAAGAAATTGAGCAGAACATCCAGATAGGCGTAGATACCACGCAGAGGCGTATTTTGCATTAACAGCTCGGTTTTTGTCGCCAATAAATAGGTAGTGAAGGAAACAAACTACCAACATGGCAACATTCAAGGGTTATTCTAGTCTAGCAGGCGAATTCAGTGAACCTGCTCTTTTTGACAAAGAGCTGGCACGTCGTGACCTGCTGAATCATTTTTACACACGTCGTGGTGAACGCCTTATGTCTCCTTTGTATGGCAGTGTCATTTGGGACATACTGTTTGAGCCCATGACAGAAGAACAACAAGAAATTATTTTTAGCGATGCACAACGAATCGTCGGACAAGATCCGCGCTGGAAACTCAAAGAAGCCAGCATTCGAAGTGACACTGTTGGACAAACCATATACCTAGACATGCTTCTAACTTATGTTCCTAGCACGTCCGAAGAAACGCTTACTGTAGCGTTTGAAACAAATACCAGAGGAAATAATCCATGAGCGATGCAATCAGACAAAGTAAACTCTTTGCCGCAGAAAACTGGAAAGTTGTTGCGCAGAGTTTCCGCAATGCTGAATTTAAGAGTTACGATTTTGATACCCTCAGAACAGCAATGTTGGATATTATCAAACGCAACTATCCAGAAGATTTCAATGACTATATTCAGAGTTCTGAATTTGTTGCGCTCATTGACTTAATTGCATTCGTGGGACAGAACCTTAGTTTTCGTAATGACCTGAACAGCCGAGAAGCATTCCTTGACACAGCAGAACGCCGCGACAGTATTCTCAAGCTGGCCCGTCAGCTGAGTTATCAGCCAAGGCGAAGCCGCAATGCAGTTGGCTATCTAAAAATCAAAAGTGCAAGCACCAGTGAAACAATACTGGACAGCTTGGGCAATGATCTTTCTCGCCAGACTGTTTACTGGACAGCCACCACAGACACTGATGCATACGAAAAATTTGTTCTTGTGATGAATACTGCATTGAATCCTGCCACACAGTTTGGTAGCCCTGAAGTTGTGTTTACATCTACAGGTGGACAGATTGCACAATATGGATTCTCTTCTACTTTCAGTGACTTTCCTTTGATAAGTTTCAATACCAATGTTGGCGGAAAGTCAACGGAATTTGAGTTGCTGTGTGCTAGATTGCTAGACAATGGTGGCATTGAAGAAAATACACCAAGCATTGGAGGTCCTTTCAATGTAATTTACAAAAATGATGGCTTGGGTAATCTTTCACCTAACACGGGTTTCTTCATGTTGGTTAAACAGGGAACACTGTCGAGATATGATTACATCATTGATTCCCCGCTGATCAATCGAGTGATTGATATTCCGGCAACCAATGTTACCGAAAATGATATTTGGGTGCAAAGCATCAACGAGGCAGGAGAAGTTCTTGCACAATGGCAACGTGTACCGTCTACCAATGGCAGCAATTTGTACATCAATGATCTTGGCAATGAAGAGCGCAACATCTACGAAGTATTGACAGGCAACAACGATGCTATCAGCATCAAGTTTGCTGATGGAAATTTTGGTAATATCCCAATAGGATTGATACGTGTGATTGTTCGCACTGGCAATGGCCTATCATATACCATTAAACCATCTGCAATGAAAGCATTGACGTTTGCTATTCCATACACCAGCAAATCAAATCAACAACATACTCTTACGATCACATGTGATCTTGATTATGCTGTAACCAATGCAGAAACAGCAGACAGCATTGAAGATGTCAGAACAAAAGCGCCGGCATATTATTATGCACAGGACCGCATGATAACTGGCCAAGACTATGCCAGTTATCCAATGACAGTTAGTCCAGGCATTCTGAAGATCAAGAGTATCAATCGCGTACACAGCGGTATGAGTAGATACATCCAGGACAAGGATCCTACTGGTACATACAACGATGTTGATATTTTTGGAACTGATGGCTTTGTCTATAGAGAAGATATTTCTATTAGACATGAGTTTCCTTATCCAAGCGGAAGCAAACGTGTGATTGACATCATTGGCGATGTTGAATCCATGCTGTCAGATCAAGACTTGGTTAATTTTTACTACAAGAACTATCCAAATATTTCTTTTGCCAACAAGCCAGCATATTTCAATAGAGTTGGTAGAGGCACAAACTACTGTCATGGATTCTTTACCAATAGCTTTGGGCTTGACCTTGATGCAATTATCAGAATTGGTGGCGCATCTGCAGATGCTGTATACAAGCAGGTACGCCAAGGTGCAGTAGCATTGGTAGAAGACAGCTCAGACCCTATTAACGGATTGCGTTGGGTTCCAATTGGTAGAATTTACGGCAACGGCCTTGGCGTACAAGATGAGTATGGTATCAGCACAGGACTAAAGCCCAACGGTGAAGGTGTTGTTATATTGAACAAGGTAATTGCTGACGGCTCAAGAATTGTGAGATTGATACCTGCGCATGTTAAAACATTTACAACAGCATTTAGAGAAACTCTTAAATCGTTGCTGGGAAATTTCCAAACATTTGGTATTGCCTACGACTACACAAATTACTCTTACAAGATCATCAATGCCGACAACATCAATCAGGGAAATTTTAGTTTAGCAAATGCAGGAAATACCTCAGGACTAGGACTGGATTCTAGTTGGTTGATGTATATCACTTATGAAGGAGATCGTTTCGTAGTAAGACAACGTGCCACATCTGTTATTGCAGGTAGCGACAGAAAAGTTCGTTTCTACAACGAAAACTTTGTAAATTCATTGAGTGCGTCCAGAACCGACAACAGTAACGATACCATCAAGTACATAAACAACAAACAACCAAATGATCCAACGCAATATCTAGCAGATGAGCAGTTACTCAGACTGAGCAGGTATTATCGTTATGAAGATGGCTATACAGATCCCACAAAAGTGCAATGCACAGTGGCCGACGTTGACACGGATTTCTTGCCAGAAAATCCATATGCGTTTGAAGATCTTGTGGGCAATCGTACCATCAGCCTGGGCTGGCGAGAAGAAGGTGGCCTGCGTTTTGAAATGCCAGTCAATCCAGCAACAACTCCAGTAAACAGAGTAGTTTCAGGAAGATCATCACTGAGATTCCACTGGCATCATGTGGCATCACGTAAACAAATAATTGATCCATCGCCTACCAACATAATAGACACGTATGTGTTGTTACAAGGTTACTATGATCAGTATCGCGAGTGGATCAATTCTGGTGGATCACCTACACAGGAACCAGAGAAACCAACCAGCGACGACCTGATACAAAGATTCCTGTCCTTGAACACACACAAAAGTGTAAGTGATGAAATCATTTACCATCCAGGCAAATTTTTGAATTTATTTGGTAGTCTGGCCGACAGTAGATATCGCGCCACACTCAAAGTGGTAAAAATGACAGGTGCCAGGATCAGTGACAACGAAATCAAGAGTCGTATACTCAAGGCCATGGATGAGTATTTCAATCCCAGTAACTGGGAATTTGGCGAAACTTTTTACTATACTGAATTGGCAGCGTTCATACATAAACAGTTGAGTGGCAATGTTGCCAGTGTGGTGATTGTACCAACAGTTGAAGCCGCAAGATTTGGTAACCTATTCCAGATAGTACCTAACGAAGATGAAATTTTCTATCATGTGGCCACAGCAGAGAACATAGAAATTATTTCATCGATCACAGAAACAAATATCAGGGTCAACAATTAAGATGGCTAGCAAAAACAAAAAGACAACAACGTCTTATCAAACTTATCCTGGCAACAAGCCAGCGGCATTTGTACCTACGTCTAGCCTACTGCCAGGTGTACACAGGACCACACGCAACAACAAATACATTGATGCGTTATTGGGAGAGTTAACCAGCAAAGGCACATTGGAATCATTTGATGGTTATATCGGTAGTGCCAATGGAAAACTGCGTCGTAAGCAAGACATTTATCTAGCCAACGACAATCGTTATTGCATGGGTGTCAGTGCAGATTCATTGGTTGGCGATATAGTTGACATTCGAGAAGAGCTAACTGTTCGTGAAAATATTCCATTAAAGGATGCAAAACAACTCACAGGAAAATCCTATGGATTTGATCCGCATATTGATCCTGACAAATTTATAAACTACCAGAATTACTACTGGCTTCCTTTTGATCTTCCAACCATTGCCCTAGAAGCAGGGTTGGATGAAAACGGTGATCCAGCAACAGTAAACATTGGTACAAACATTATTGGTCAAGCATATTATGTGACACATACTCAGGCCAATGGCCGCAGATTAACATTGCGCAATGGCATGAAGGTGTATTTCATACAACGCGAACTTGGAGTATGGGAAGAATCAGATTCTTATCTGACCATTCCATCAGACAGCCTGGATCCAAAGTACTATATTGTATCAGGTGTTGGGTCTTCTATTAGATTTTTGCCTTTTGACTTGTATGCAAATCCTTTGAGTTTGATTTCTGTCTTGGCACCATTGCCATGGGATAACAAGAACTGGGATCGTAATCGCTGGGACACAGACGTACTGACCCCAGGCGGTAAGCAGTATGTGACTATTGCATCAGGTAGTTCTAACTACAATGTATGGAGCCGTACAAATCGTTGGACACATGAACAAACTGCCCTTGAAACTGCGCGATTCCTGGACATTGCTGATGGCGACATATTAAAAATTGAAGATCGAGCCGCAAGACCCATTATTGAATTTTATTCAAATATAGACTTGTGGAATCACGGAAATCTTGGAAAAAATCACGTTACTTTGTTGACCAATAGCGTGAGCTCGCTGAATGATATCAACGGAATTGTGAATCCGGTTATCGATGACGTTTCATTGCCCGAAGGTGCAAGAATAATATTTGTTGGCGGCGACCCGGCAATTAAAAACAAGACATTTGTTGCAACAGGGGTTGATGTTGGTGTTGTATTTGTGCCAGCGTCAGATTCTAATCCAACAGCAGGTCAATCAGTGCTGATATTAGATGGCCCACACCTTGGACAGACCTACTGGTACAATGGCACAGACTGGATCAAGGCACAACAGCTTTCAGCAAGAGGTCAGGCACCGCTGTTTAGGTTGTTTGACGGCGAAGGCATACCAATTGAAAATTACGATGTTGCCGCATTTAGTGGTAGTCAAATTTTTGGTTATAGTTCTGGGCCAACATATGACAGAGAATTAAATCTTTCGATTGCATATGACAGCAGTTATAAAAATAGCCTAAGCACCAATATTGGTGCAATTTCTTTCACCAATTACATTTCTACAACATATCAGCGATCAGATGGTATCACTGTCAACCAGTTGAAAGATATTACATCTTTCAACTACTTTAGAGAATGGAACATTGACAATGTTCTGGTCAATCCAATATGGACATACAGTTCAGGCTGGAAACCAATCAGCGAATGTTTTTCAGTCAAAAAAGAATATTCGTTTAACGTACAACAAGATGGAGATTTTTCTCTAGTAGGTTCGCAGTGGGTGCATGATCCTTCCTATGCGTGGAATATATCAATGCCTCCTATACAGGGCCTGGACGAACACAAGGACTTTTTGATTGAAGAAGTTTCTTCTGCTATGCCAGCAAGAGAATGGCACGATTCGCTGATTTTTTCCAAGATCAAAGACGGAAAGATCTACAATTATACTGGCCGTAGATTGCAAATTGCAAACCAAAGAGGCATAGTATTCATTGACACATTTGATGTTGAAGTTGATCTTCCAGCCAGTTTGTTTGATGTCAAAACAACATATTTGCCAACAGACTGCCGTCCAGGAGATTACATCATTAAATGGAAAATAGGTGAACAAAATTGGACTGTGGCCAAGGTCATTGGCCGTCGACGCGATGACATACGCCGCCCTTCTGTTTTGGTTAACGGACAACTCAAAGATACCAGCGAATGGAGAATCATCTACGCCGGAGGCCCAGATGAATATACCACACCTGTGTTAGGACTACGAGTGTTGGGACTAAAAGACAAAGATACAGTTGATATTGTGGTCAACGGAAGCATGATAACTTCTGTTAACAGAAATGCAGATATTTCAAATCTAAGCAATAACCCCTACAATGAAATTGTTTCACGCGGAGCATACGGACAATTCTTTGATCACTTTCGTTCTGCGATAGCTAAGAATATCATGCCTCGTTTTCTTGATGACACATATCATCAAGGTACGCAACATCCTAGATTTGATCAAGTTGAAGGATATAATAGTTCATTTGGTGACAACGACTGGGCGTTTACTATGCCTACAAGATCGCCAGGCAACAACATACTGTTACACGACTCTCCTGCCAATAGGTACTTCTGGACCATGCGCTCAGCCGAAACTGGCTCAGTATTTCCGCTCATGGAAGATGCACGTAAAGCCTACAGCAACTTCAAATTGAAATTCCTGCAGAAAATTGAAAGACTGTATCTAGATCAGGACATTTCAGACGTACAGGCTGCGGTTGATAAAGCACTTTCAGATATATTTGTTGGTCGTAACGAATCGTTTAGATACGCACACAGCCATATGGTCATGTGGGGCACGCCAGACGCAGAAAAAATCTACACCTTTGCGGATTCAACTGCGCAGTTAGAGATTGACGGCGACGATGCTGATCCAACTTTTACTGAAACCATTGACGGCGAAGACGCAGACCCTACACCGCCAGTTATTTTACTCGATGGTGGATTAGCTGCCTCTTTTGTTGATTATGAATGTGAAATTCCAAGCATCGCAGAACTTGGGGAAATATCAACGGATCATGTGTATGTGTACTACAAGAATTATAATGACACCGCTTGGCGCATACTGACATACACAAAAGATTATGACATTGATCAAACAGCAAGGACTGTGCATATTTCTGCTGAGTTTGATACTCCATGCCAGTTTAAGATTTGTGTATTCAAGAAAACACGTGTAAGTTATGTTCCACCCACACCAGCCAAACTAGGCATCACACCTTGGTATCATCCGGAGTACTATACAGATACAACATACCAGGGTGCAGACGTATTGTTCATACAAGGTCATGACGGCAGTTTGACGCCTGCTTGGGGAGACTTCCGCGATGACATGTTGTTGGAATTTGAACGCCGAGTTGCCAGCAGTATTGGCAAAGATCGAGGCAATCGTGCTGAACTGTTGTTTACAAAACACTGGCCAAGAAAGATGCGACAGACTTGGTATAATCGTGTTGAACTTAACAATTATCTTGAGGATGCATGGCTAACATGGTCCAATGAAAACAACATTGTTGAAACACCCAATTTGAGCCATGTTATCAATCGCCCGCTAACATACAACTATTCTGCATTTGAAGCGGCAGACGGCAACACTTATGGCAGCTGGAGAGACATATACCGACATGTGTATGGTACCGATCGTCCAGATACGCACCCTTGGGAAATGCTTGGCTTTGCTCGCAAACCTTCCAACTGGGATTCTATGTACAGCTGGACTGACCTTGTAAAACGTAACAATTTGATACAAGCACTCACCATTGGCAACAGAAGCAACGAGCCATTTCCGGCTGTGGATACCAGTAGTTTTATCAAACATGATGTTGAATATTTGTCTGGACCAGATGCACCATTCTTGCCTGTGGACGAAAGCGGCCTTCTTCGTAATCCACTGACGGCAGGTTGGTACGATGCCACTACTGTAAACGCCAGTGAAGATACGATCAATGACTGGACATTTGGTAACATTGGTACACAAGAACTAGCATGGCGTAGAAGCAGTGAGTTTGTGTTCTCTTGTGCAAACTGGCTATTATTGGCCGGTGGCCCAGAGTATTTAGAATCAGTTTGGGAAGGACCTAAATTGGTTGTCAGCTCATTGGACAATGCTATCAATGTTGACAGAACAAAACTAAAAATAGTTCCTTGGGCCACGGCAAATCAACACAGAGAAACCGGATCAGATGTTGTGCCGGGGTATGGTATGTTGATCAATGAACTGGCAGCCAGCTTGAGTCCACAAAAATTAGCAGATGTTATCAATGAAACACGCAACATCAAAACTAGATTGCAATGGACTGCCAACGGTTTCCTAGAATCCAACAGCTTGGATTTTGTGGCTGATATTTTGATCGAACAAGAAAAAGGCAATCGAATTCCACAAGAAGACTATGCTATAAGTTTGAAAACAACAAGTCCAAGTCTTGTTCTAACTTACAGCGGCGTCAAGGTAATTGTTGACAGCACTGGCGGGTACAAAATACAAGGGTTTGATAACATATCGACATTTTTCCCTTACTACTCGGTAAAAATTGCCGGCCCAAGCATACCAGTTGAAGTGGGCTCCATTACCTACAAAAAGTATACCACGTTTGAAACCACGATATCATATCTTGATTATGGCACTGTTTTAATGACACGACAAGAAGTCATCAACTTCTTGTTAGGCTACGGTCGATATCTGGAATCTCAAGGCTGGAAGTTTGAAGACACTGCTCCTACACAGGACGACATCTTGGATTGGAGTTACAGTGCACGTGAGTTTGTTACCTGGAGCCAGACACGCTGGCAGGAAAACACCCAGATTTCGCTAAGTCCAGCCGCGCAAAATCTTGTGCTGTCGCATGACACACGATTCTTTGGTCGACTGGATACGACGTTTTTAAGTAGAACATATTTGTTGGACGACAACGGCCGCCGTATTGACTTCAAGGATACCGAAGTAGTTAGAGAACAAGAGCAAACAACCATCAAGAGTCGTCCAGGTATTGGCATATACTTTGTACGTTGCGGTCTTGAAGAATATACACATACCGTTGTGTTCAAGGACGTGACAATATTCAATGATCAGATCAATGATTACTTGTTTGGTCTCTCTATAAGACGCCTACGTGCACAAGGCAAGCGCACAAGTAACTGGGATGGCCGTCCATTGGGATTTGGTTATCTGGTGCGCGAATCAACTGTTGAACAAAACCTAGATACCATATCTAGAGAACTCGGCGACGATTATATCACCATTGAAAACCGCAGTTCAAATCCTTGGATACGTAACCTTAAGAAAAATCAGTTGGGTATATCAAGACCCGATGATACATTGTTGGCAGCTGGTTTTAGCAAAGATACTGCGGATCAGTTCCAAGCAGGTAGTTTGCGTAGAAAAGGCACATCCAACATCATTGAGAAGTTTACCAAAGGAGTACTGGGCGATCAAACAAGTTCCGATCTTGCAGTGGCACCAGGCATCACAGTTAGAGAAAACTGGATGTTCCGCATGGGCGAGGACATTGGCAATGTTGGAACCAAGTCTGTTTGGGAAATAAAAATACCGTCAGAAACCAGAGAAACATTGTTGGATCAAGTGACCTTGCGAGTGATTCCTCCCTTTGTTGAAAACACCTACTATGAAGGAACCACAGACAGGGCCGCCGACAACATTATCGACCTGCTGGGTCCAAAGGATCAACGCTGGGTAAAATATCCAAGAAATTTTGAGTTACCGCTGAGAACCAAGTCAGTACAGGTAACAGATTTGCCACAGGCAGGCATCGCTGATCGAATTGAAACCGACTACAAGTTCATGGATATTGAGCAGTTGTATGACATAGACATAGCAGATGACATACTAGGGGAGATGTCAGCAGTCAACACATGGTCAACAAAGTTGCCGTACGACGAAGGTGATCTTGTTAGATACAAGGGTCAGCTCTACCGCGCAAATTATTCACAGTTGGCACAGAGTCTGTTCGACCCCGACGCATGGACTGCCATCGAAGAACTGCGTCTTCCTAGCATTTGGCTGGCAAACAAAACTCCAGAGTCCAATGATGTAAGAGATTGGACTGTGTTGCAAACCATGGACAGGGGACTAGCCATAAGAGAGTTGTGTGCTGGTACATTTGAAGATCCTTATCATCCTTTGGTTGAAATGGAAACAGGTGTCAAACACAATGTTTCTGTCAACGATTGGGTGTTGATATTGAGCACAGAAAGATCAGGACTCAATGGGTACTACAAAGTATCTTCTATTAGAGATACAGAATCTTTCTTTATTGAACTAAAATTCAACCCATTTGATTTTGTTGTTCCAGAATTTCCACCTGGCAACACTTCAGCAGGCGGAAAATTGTTTGTTGTCAAACATACACATTTCTACACCGTAGAAGAAATGAATGCCAGCATACTTGATTCCTCGTATGAGTGGAACAATGGCATGATGGCCTATGTTGACGATCGTATCAATCAACCGCTGGTATATTCCTATAGAGGAAACTATTCATTGTTTAGGAACAATGGATTTTATGACAATCGCGGATTGGCATTTTATGATCTGCAGGATGACAATTTCTTGCATCAATGGGAAGCCAACAACGAAGAAAACATGCCGTGGCTGTTTGCAATAGGAGTGTTGCTGGCCGCAATTAAACAATTGGATGCTGGTACATTGGAATTAACCGATCCCTGTGCTGTTAGTTTAGCGGCACTAGGAGCACCAGGGCCCAATGTGTTGCCCAACACAGTGGCATCAATCACAGTGCAAGATGCATTGAATGGAATTATTTTCAGACAGTTCAATGATTGTGCATGGGTACTGGCTGAAAAAATGTACACATCAGTCACTGCCGCTGCTGCTGCCATCAACACTATTTTTGTTGAGGATTGCATAGCATTTGTTGCCGCAGTCGAACCAACCACATTGGGATCTGGTACCACGACGGATTTGGCCAGGATAGCAAAAACTATTTGGTCCTACGTTGACTATCAGTATTTGTTTGCACAACAGATTTGGTTCTTCCGGGGCAGGATATATGCTAATAACAACGTGTTGATAGACTACAACGGCGCTGGACTAATAGCATTACAAAACCCAGTTGAAGATTCCAATGGTGACTTCCTGCTTGATGAATTTCACATGATTGGAATTAAATCTTACGCTTCTAGAGAATTGATGATGGTGTCAATGGGATATTCATCAAGAACAAAGAGAGATTCAGACGCTATTGCATTGTTGGATACTGTGGAATCATTTGGTAGCGGATCAGGAACATTTAATCAAATTCCCTTCGTGTTTGATCGAGCACTGGGCGACATTGTTGACCACAGCAGAATCACCAAGGTTGAAATTGTTGACTACGAAAACAACCGTGTACTGGCCACGTTAAATCCATATGATCCAGCCGCTGGCATATTGCCAGCCTATGTTGAATCTTTTATTGATTGGAAACAACATGACGATCCTGCTAGTTATACTGCATCAGACCTTGACGATCAAGAAGGATACAGTGTGCGCCCAAGATTTGCATGGTTTGATGAGCATCAAGGACAAGTATGGTGGGATCTAAGTGCAGTACGCTACTATGACTACTACCAAGGCAGTGTGAGAGAAAAAGCATTTCAATGGGGCAAACAGTTCCCCGGTAGCACAGTACAAATCTATGAATGGGTCAAGAGTGTGGTTCCGCCGGTGCAGTGGGTTGAATCAGCACGTACAGGTTTCTTGGTTGATTTTGAATCAGTGACTGGAACTCCTTATAATAAAATAGTAAACGGAGAACCTAAATATTTCTGGAGTGAGCGAGAAGAAAAAGACAAGAATGGTGTAATACGCACATTCTACTATTTCTGGGTGGCTGGCATGGATCGTACATACAGCTCAAAAACAAGCATCCAGTCAGTGTCGTCTAAGTCACCAGGAAGTTCGTCGGCACAGGTATACACTCGCGCCACTGCTGGCATTCCGTCAACAGTAAACAAATTTAATGTGACACAGATTGCATCAGTTGTTGGCAATCCCAGAGTCAGCGGAGCCATGTGGTTTGCTGGATTGCAAAAAAATGCAATATTGTTAAGTGGTGTTGGTAAACTGCTTGGACAAAAGGGAGCAGTACTGCGAATCGAAGTGGACAACGACACAGATGCGCACGACCAATGGCTGTTGATGAAAGAAAATGACATTACATCAACTGTGTCTGATTGGTTGCATATCAGAATGAGAGACAGTATCATTGGGTCAGACCAAACAGAAACAATATACAGTGTTAGCGAATACCAAGAAGGTGTAGCCTACGCACGTGGATCTGTGGTGAGAAAAAACAACAACTACTATCGTGCATTTAGAGATTTCCTAGGCACAGATGTTGCATTTGGTGACAGTAGTCCTGTTTCTTTTGTGTCGCAGCCATGGCAACGAATTTGGGATTTCCGCCAAATTGAAGTCAACAAGATAAGCGAAATACAAGGAAAGAGTGTTCCGGATTACAATCGTCACAAGTATGATCGCTATGGCAATGAAATACGGCCAACACAGCAAAGCTGGTTGAATGATCGCATTGAAGCCATTCGTATATTTGTAAATGCAGCCAATAGAGAGTTAGCCAAAGTCAATGTGACCTCTATCATTGGATGGGATGATCGATTGAATAAAATTATTCCCACAAACGATCCCACTTTCTCATATGATGTTTCTCTCTACTGGGACTATGTGGACTTTGTTGATTCGACATTTGATCCGGCTCGTGTTCCTGTGGCAACTCTTACATCTGGAACCGAACTCTACAACTATGTTGCTTCACCAGGTGACTATGTAAAAGTACTAACAGGCGATGAAGAAATTGTCAACATCTGGGAAAAGATTGCCGACGGATGGAATATAGTATTTCAGCAAAACGGAACAATACAGCTGAGTAAGAGGCTGTTTGATTTGGCCAAGCAACAGGATCTCTGGGACGCTGTTCCTTGGGATAGCCTGCGTTGGGATCAGTACCCATTTGTAGAACTTTTTGAGATCATTACAGCTCTTAGAGAAGATGTGTTTGTTGATTCTTTCCAGGTGCATTACAATGTTGTGTTCTTTGCGCTGGTCAAAGAAGTGTTGAGACAAAATCCAACATGCCATTGGATCAGAAAGTCCAGCTATATCGATGTTGAGCGTGTCAGTATTGATGCATTGAGTGCAACTCCATACTTCCGCAAAGAATATCTGCGCAATGATGACGGTGTATTAACTGACTTCATCAACGAGGTTAAACCATATCATACAAAGATATTGAACCAAACTGAAGTGGATCAGATCAAAGACAATGCAAATATAACATTTGAAGATCTGCACACAGGAAAAATTGTCATGCGTTATGGTCGTCACGGTGATCAAACATGGCAGGGGTATTATATTGATGGCCATCCATTTAATCACCTACAAGAGGGATGGGATCGCAATCCTTGGGAATTTGATTTCACCGTTGAAGGACTATTGCCTGCTACTGGTGAACGTGTGAGTCGCATGAAGCAGTATTTGTGGGACATGGAGCAGCCAGGATACGAAGCTTTGATAGACACAATTATTGCCGGACATAGTTTTGGTGTACAACCTGAAGCACTACAGGCAATCGTGGATGGCAATGCTTTCTATCAACCCGAATGGGATCGTTGGCCAGAAGAAATGGTAGCACTGAGCCCAGGCGAAAGCATAGAAATACGTGTGATCAACAATGCCAGTGGCAGGATCGTAAACAGCAACACAGTGGCATGGAGATATCATATGGATATCTTAGGCGGAACCACAGTTTACAGATACAACAGCGCAGCCGAAACAACGGTGGCAGCATCAGTGGATGAAACTGCCACAGAAATACAGCTAGCAGATGCTTCTGTGCTAACACGCCCAGATCCAGTTAATGGCAAGCCAGGAGTTGTGTGGATGGCCAGAGAACGCATTGAATTCTGGGAAATTGATGGAAACACCATCAAGCGTCTGGTGCGTGGCACACTCGGTACACCGGTACTAGCACAGACGGTGGGACGTAAAGCATATGATGGTGGACAGCAAAATCAAGTGCCAACTCCGAGTGAGCTAAAAAACTGGCATGATGTGCTGTATCCACAGTGGAACGAAGAAACCCTGACTTTGTTGAATAGCACCACAAGAGAAGCTCTGTTTTTGAAAGCAGGCCGTGGCTATTTTGTTCCAGCATAAAAATGATTAAGTACAACGGTAATCAACACATAAATATGAGATAGAGGATTTAGCATGATAAAAGACACATTAGATGCACTTATTGAAGGTCATATCAAGATCTGGGATCCAGAATCTGGTGAGATCTTTGTCAACAAGCGCAATGCCGTTAACTTTGAAAACATTTCTATTGCTATCGCTAACCTGCTGGCTGGTAATTTTACGCAGGGTTTTTACGTAAGTGAAATGCATTTTGGTAACGGCGGAACGGTGATTGACAGTACTGGTGCAGTGAGCTATCGCCCGCCCAACGTAAACGGGCAAGCAGAACAGCTCTATAATGCTACATTTTTCAAAGTAGTTGATGAAGATGATTTGATCAACAACACCGATCCTAATCTAAACAAAACCGGCGTAACACATATAAATGGGCTGAATTACACTGACTTGGTGGTAACCTGCACAATAGACTACGACGAACCAATTGCAGAAGACACTACATTTAATCTAGCCGGTACATCACAAGATGTGCAAGATACTGCTACAAATATGGAAGGTTCTTTTGTTTTTGACGAACTAGGACTAAAAATAAAAAGCACAACAGGTACACTAGGCTCAGGGCTTTTACTTACTCATGTGATTTTTCACCCTGTGCAAAAGAGTGCTAACCGCTTGTTGCAAGTTATATACACCTTGCGTATACGTGCAGGTTGATTAAATAAGAGAACGAGGAAATAACATATGGCTTACGACATAAACAAAAGCGATGGCACTCTACTAGTAACTATTCCAGACGGAGATCTAGACACTAGTACGTCTATCAAGCTACTAGGTAAGAATTTTGCCGGCTACGGTGAAATTGTTGCTGAAGACTTGGTGCACATGCTGGAAAATTTTAGCTCTGCATCAGCACCCGGAAATCCAATTGCTGGACAGCTATGGTTTAATCCATCAACCAATAGAATTTCTGTTTACGATTCTCAAGGTAACTGGAAAGAATTGGCCCAACTGGTTGCACAACTCACCCAGCCGACTGGAAATACACGTAGAGTTGGTGATTTTTGGTATCAAACTGATATCAAGCAACTGTGGATCTGGGACGGTCAGAAACATCAGCCAGTAGGATTTCCAAGCGGCGCTACAACAATTAAATTTGTACGCATCAAAGATATAGATTCCATACTGCATGATGCTATCAAGGTGATCATGAGCAGCGAATTGATGGCTATCTTTTCAGGCGAAGGACCATATACTCCTCATCCAGATGAAAAGTTAGAAGACGGTGTTGGCCTGTTGACTAGCGAATTTCCACAAATTGGAAAAGGTCTACAACTAACAAATCGCTCAGGCTTCAAATTCCGTGGTATTGCTGTTGAAGCAGAGTTTGCTGACTTGGCAGAAATGTATCGCAGTGATAAAAATTACATGGCAGGCACACTGATCAAGATTGGCGGAGAGTCAGAAGTAACAGTAGTAAGCACAGACGCTGATGCTGATGTGTTTGGTGTTGTATCTACTAATCCAGCACTTTTGATTGGTAGCAGGATTGGTCATGACGAAACCAGAGTACCTGTTGCACTAAAAGGTCGTGTACCTGTGCGTGTGATTGGTGAAGTTAAAAAAGGTGACAAGCTGGTATCTAGCGAACTTGCAGGCGTTGCACGTTCAATGAAAAAAGGTGATGATCCGTATGCTGTATTTGGTAGAGCATTAGGAAACAAAGAATCATCTGGAGAAGGTACGGTTGAAGCAACTATTGGAGTTAGGTAATTATGGCGCTAAAAGGCGACAAAATCCTAGCTCAGTTACACGATGACGCTAGGCTAAAAGTAGACAAGGTTTACGCGGACCTTTTTCGCAATCAAGGTCCCAGCACGAGCCCGGCTGTACAAAATAATCTACGATATGGCTGGGGTGGCGGCAACACAACAAACAAAGACGTGGGTGACAAAATCACCGCAGGATCTTTCAACCAGTTAATTGATCGTCTAAACATTGCTGTAGAAAACACAGGATTAGCCAATGTTGAATTAGATAGGCAGTTGCCTGCTAATCAAAAGATCCTCACAGCATACTATAATGCTATCAATGATTATGCCAGCAATGTGCTCACGGTTCCAAACACATTAAGCCCAGCACGTGCGTCTATACAGCAGTTAGGTGCGGCAGAAAGAACTGCTAACTGGCGTAATCAAGTCGTGTTGACATTTGATTCTGTTTTTCCTAGTTACGATGAAGCTAGACACTTTTTCAATTCAGGTTCTACTATACGTATGGACTTTGAAATGGCAGGAAACGGCGCCGGCCAAGGCTATAGAGACTGGCAATACATGTTCTACAGGGCCGGTATTGTATCATATGGCGTCAACGGGTTGAGTATCACTGGTGTTGCACACTACACCAATGGCAATGTTCCGTTTGTACAATTAACCAGCGACTCTTATCAGCTGGTTGGAACAATACAAACAGGCGGATGCTATGGCGGCTATGGCGGCTATGGCGGATACGGGTGTTACGGTGGCTATGGCGGATACGGTGGCTATGGCGGATACGGTGGCTACGGCGACCCACTTTACATACGCATATACAGCAAGCTAGTTGGAACCCAGAAAAATATAGTACGATTTCGTGCTGTGTTGGATAACACAAGCAATGCAGTTGGTGAAAAAGTTGTAAATGGAACCACCCAATGCTTTATCAGCAGACGCAAGCCAGTTGATAATTCGCGACCAAGCACTACACTGATTATCCCAGAGCCAGACCTTAACTTGATTGGTGAATTTGTAGGAACATGATACTCACACGGTGATTACGTAGCGATAAATAACTGCGTATATAAATCATCGTGAGGACACATGGACCAAAGACTCAAAGAAGCCATTGAGTATAGCAACTACCGGCTAACACTCTCTACACATAAGAAAAACATACGCCTGCGAGCTGAAGCAATACAGCTTGTGAGCGACAGCGGCGGCATGTTCCGTTCATCAGAACAGCTGATACTCTGGTTGGATTATCTTATTAGAAACGGAACAGAGCAATACGTTCTCAACGATTCCAACGATCAACCTATACTTGTCAAAGATATTCCAGCACTACACAAGAAGCTAGCAGATAGCCATGCCAAAGCAATGAATTTGCTACATGCTGAAAACGAAAAAATCAAACGTGCTCGAACTATTGAAAAAGTAGTAGACATTCCACAAGAAGTAGAAAAAACAGAGACAATCAATGACCAATCAGAATCCTCAAGCACAGACGCATGAGGATACTGGTATCCTCATGTTTGCCTACAACAATGAGCAAATAGACTACATACGTTTGGCTTTATTGGCAGCATTGAGTGCAAAGAAGCACATGGTGAATAACCAGGTGGCACTGATGACCGATAAAGGCACGCTGGATTGGATGCAACAGAGTCTGCCGCGTGATCTTGTCTTGCGAGCATTTGATCACATCATTGTAGAAGATGTTGCGCACGAAAAGAATATTCGTACTCACTACGATAGTCCTTGGAATCAATTTCAAGCACAATTCTCCAATACCAATAAGCATTCGGTGTTCCACAAAACCCCGTTCAAGAGAAGTCTGCTGATAGATGTTGACTACATCATTGGTAACAACAACCTTGACCATATTTTTGGAACTGACGCTAGCGTTGCAATGTTTGGCGAAGCAATGGATTTGCGAGGACTTCCTCCGCATCATTATGAACAGCACTTACATCCGCTTGGTATCAAGATGTGGTGGAGCACAGCAGTATATTGGCAACAAGATGACCACGCACAATTATTCTTTGATCTGTGGGAACATGTGAAAGAGAACTATGAATTCTACAAGTTCACCTACAAGTTTCCTGGTGCGTTATTCCGCACAGACTATGCTGTAAGTATTGCTTGTCATTTACTTGCTGGGCAAACAGGCGAGGAATGGGCCACACGTATTTCCAATCAGCCAATGCGTTACATGGATGGCAAGGATGATCTTTCAGCCGCTGATAAAAACGGATGGTTGTTCTTGAGCAATGACCGTCACGAGAATTGGAAAAACCTTGCTGTGAGAATACAAGATGAAAATGTTCACTTCATGAACAAGCGAGGATTATTAAGACATTGGGAAAAGGCCATGGAGTCGGTATGTTGAACATTGCCTTTGTTATCAGTGGGGAAGAAATTAAACAGCGGTATCGAGCAGTTGAAGCCAACACACGACTGTTGCGTTTGTTAAATGATCAGTGTGTTATTAACCTGGTACTAGGTGGATCAGCAAAAGAACTTGGCGTCAACATAAAATTGTTTGATCACATATATGAAGCCAAGCCGGATGAACAAGACAATCATGTTAGCTTTCTGGCCAAAACATTACCATTGATACAAGGCAACAATCTACTGTACCTTGATGAAAATCTTTTCTCTTTCAGTCCCATGCATGTGGCGCTGATTCGAAACATGACATCTGGCGTTTATGTTTCTAAACAAGTTTTGGATTTTAGAGGAAACATCATTGATCCAGCAACAACATGGACTGCACAGCAGTTGATGTCAAGGCACGGTTGGCCGATTGTTAGTACCAAATGTATATTTCTCAACAAAGATCAAAAATCAAAATCTTTTTTCAGAGCACTAGAGCAGTATTCTTTAGCCTGGACCAGCATTGGTGAAAATATCAGCGACGGCGCGATGAAAGAACTAACGCTAGACAACGTGATTAGTTTTGTTTGTCAAACCAATGACGACGAATGTGTTCGTGCCAGTGCGTTGGACTATCGTGATTTTGGCAAAAGAGATTTTGCAAGAGACAACAACTGGGTGCACAAGGACTGGCATGATTGGTTAGATGTATGGTGGGTATCAAAAGGCATACCACATCTGCGCATTGAAAATTTCAGGCAACAAGGGCTAGTTTACCTGTCGGGCAATTACATAGAAAAGGTAGAAGCATGGCTAGAAAAAATAAGTCCGTAAACGAGGACATAGATATTTCTTTTCTATTTCAACCGCGGCGCCAAGTTGAACAGTTCAGTGTGTGGTACGACAGTGTCACCGGCAAGATAACAGGAATTGCTCCGCACTTGTCCAGCGACACTGGCAATTTCATTGTGTCTGAATCTGCTGTGTGCATTGAACTTCTAAGCGGTGAGGTTGCGCTCAAGGAATACCTAGTTGGATATGATCCAGAACAAGAAACCAAGCGCCTTATGCACATTACCGAATGGGGTAACCTGCTAGGTGAAAAGCACGAACTTCAAACCATTGACTTTGTAACAGAACACGACATCTCCAGCCAGTTTGCAATCAGCTTTTATAAGAATCAAAAGAAATGCGAGTTGATAGTGAATCACGATGCCTTTATCAACATGTTTCGCAGAGGCAACGAAGATCAGATTGCACACAGCCAGCGACAACAGATTAACTTTTTTGTTAGAGACAAAAACACAGGCTACTTGTTGGCCAAGCATTTATTTGAGTTTGATATTACAAATGACAAAATCATGGAAGAAGAAGCCGAGTGGTTGTCAGACTATAATCTAGATGAAATAGAAGTCATAAGCCACAAAAATTTCTGCACCTACTCATGGACCTGGCAAGAAAATCAAATTGATCGCGTGGTACGTGTAAATCGCACTCGTGTAATTCCTGCGTCAAGATCCGAAGACTATGCGCATCTCAACTTTCGCATGCAAGATCAAGTGCTAATATGTGACAGCACCATAAGTGATCCTGCCAACTACAACATACAATCAAACATAAAAATTTGGATCACCCAACGCGAGCACCCAGATGCATTGGTTGGAAACATTGATATTCCAATCAATATGATTGCAAATAAAAAGTCTTTCAGGATTGATACCGGTCATCTAAAAGGATTAGACTTTGATAATCTTGACTTTTTGTCAAATAACCAGTATATTACAATATACATGAAGGATTCTGAGTATGCCAACACCTATTAACGAATTTGACATTGTGTTTATCAGCTATGACGAACCTAATGCTGATGCCAACTACGCAGACCTATTGACCAAGGCCCCCTGGGCCAAGCGCAGTCATGGTGTCAAAGGCAGTGATGCATGCCACAAGGCCGCAGCCGCACTGAGTGAAACCGATCGCTTTGTCACAGTGGATGCAGACAATGTGGTCTGGGATGACTTTTTCAATATCGAACTAGACATGAGCAGGGTTGGTCCGACTGATGTGATCAGTTGGGCTGGTAAGAATGCAGTCAATGGTCTTATCTATGGCAATGGCGGAATTAAACTTTGGCCAAAGAGTGTGGTCATGAGCATGAAAACACACGAAGCTGCCGAAGCCGCTAGTGCACAAGTGGACTTTTGTTGGGACATACACTATCATCAAATGAACAATGTGTACTGCTGGACCTACAACAATGGCAGCGCATATCAGGCCTTCCGTGCGGGTTTTCGAGAAGGTGTAAAAATGTGCCTGGCTGGCGGAATACCGGTGAGCTCAGGTGAACTAAGACAGCGTGTGCATCCAAAGAATCTACGCAGGCTACTAGTATGGCAAAGCGTGGGGGCCGATGCTGAAAATGGTCTGTGGGCCATGTACGGTGCCCGACTTGGTACCATGCGTACCTTGTTTGACCGGTCATTCAATTACGTTGACGTTCGAGACTTTGATTGGCATGACAAACATTGGACTGAAGTAGTACAACCCATGTTTGATGCTGACAGCAGAGACATGTGTAAAGCAACAGGATGGACATACAATAACGAATTATTGCGTAGCGAAATTCGCAAGCTGGGTACCGAACTGCGCACCAAGGCCAATCTGTCCATTGCTGAACTTGACGAAAATGGATCAAGGTTCTTCAAGGAAAGCTATATCAATCCCAATAGGCTTGGTCCAATGATCAAGGAAGATCAAGTGATCCAGGGTGTGGACGGTTTCTAATGTATGATGTATTCTTCATCAGCTACGATGAACCCAATGCCGATGAGAATTGGCAACGTCTACTGAAATTTGCACCTGCCGCAAGAAGAATACATGGAATTACAGGTATACTGCAAGCACATCAAGTGGCAGCAACACAAAGCTCGACCAGTTCTTTCTTTGTGGTAGATGGTGATGCTTGGATTCATGACGATTGGAATTTTACCGCTGAGTGGTTTGACGATGTGTATTTTCCTTATCCTTACAGTAACAAAACAGTCGCTGACTGTGTGTTTGTTTGGAGTAGCGTCAATCCCTACAACGGATTAAGGTACGGCAACGGCGGTCTCAAGCTATTGCCCAAACAGTTGACTTTGGCTCACCTAGGTTCTGTGGATGTGACCACAGGTGTATCTTCTTGTATCATGCCTCTTGATTGGGTAGCATGTGAAAACAGATTTGCTACCAGTAACTGGACCGCATGGAGAGGTGCCTTTAGAGAATGTGCAAAGCTATCGCATGGCAGTGTCACAATATCGGAAGAAAAACTAAACACCTGGACCACAACTGCTACAGGCGAATACAGCAAGGCAATACTTGCAGGCGCCAATGCAGGAAAAGAATACGGACTAAGCAATAGTCCGATTGAAATGATCAATGATTATGCATGGCTACGAGAACGATATGAACAAACATTTCAGCAATGAAAGCATACTGTGGATTGCTGATACACTTAGGCAATTTCCAGATAAAACACAGCGCATACTAGATTGCTTCTGGCGCGGTCAGATTGAAAGCAAGTCCTGGCTGGTTGATCAGCTCAATGATCTATTGCTTAAAGGCCCAGATCCACAAGTGATACATATCTTTGGCGGATGGTATGGCTCTCTCGCTGTGATGCTGTTTGATTCAGCTACATTTCCCATCAAGTTCATACGTAGCATTGACATTGATCCAGCGTGTGAGCCCATAGCAGATCACATGAACAAGTATCATGAGATGAATCAGTGGAGATTCAAAGCATTTACTTCCAGCATGGACGAATGGCAGTATGATCATGCTCCTAGCATGGTTATCAACACCAGCTGTGAACATGTTGATCAAGATACATACGATACATGGTTTGATCGTGTTCCTGCAGGAACACTGGTTGTATTACAAGGAAATGATTTCTTTTCATGTGAAGAACACATCAGATGCAGTAAAAATTTAGAAGAGTTTGAACAACAATCAAGACTCAGTGACATACTGTATGCAGGTGCTTACAAAACAGATGCCGGGAGTGGCTACACAAGATTCATGTTGATAGGAAAAAAACAATGAGAAAAATATTGATACTAGGGCATGGCGGCATATTAGGCAAAGCTATATTTGAAAAAATGAAAGCAGATGGACATCAAGTATCGGGACTCAGTCGCACAGATGGAAATTTTGACATGGAGCAGGCCAATGCCAGAGAGCGTGTGGTAAATGCTCTAGATCAGTACGACACAGTGATGATCGTGGCAAATGCTGGATTCGCCAACGTGGAAATGCTATATCGAATTTGGTCAAAATGGCGAGGCAGGAAAGACAAAACCATAGTGGTACTGGGAAGCCATATCACTGAAATGTACAGAAACTTTTCTAATCTATATCAAATACACAAAATTGCACTGGATGCAGGAGTCAAACAGTTACAGGCAAGCTCGCCTTACCCCAACATTATGCTGTTGCGTCCTGGCTGGGTAGAAGGAACTGCAATGGGTGCAAATGTCGAAGCTGCCAAAATGTCTCCGGCCAGTGTTGCTGAAGTAATAGCGTGGACATTGAATGAAACCAACAGAGATTTTAGGATAACCAATGTCTTATTTGAGCCTAAAAAATGACGCTATATTTTTGTTTCGTCCACTAGATCAAACTGTGGACCTTGAAAGGCTTCGTGCTGAAACATGGAGCCTGCTGGCCGATGTTCCATTTGATGAGCGCAATCAAGTGTGCATACAAACAGGCGGTGTTGATGATTGGTACAATGGAGCAGGCGCCATGCCCGGTGGCGAAGACCTTTCAAAATTTGATGAGATGCACCCAAAGTTGAAAGGCACCTGGTGGGAATCATTTATAAAGGGCCTGCCATACAAAGTTAGTAGAACTCGCATTGCGAGGCTGACTCCTCGTAAATGTTACAGTGTACATCATGATTTCCATCGCACACTGCATGTTGCCATACACACCAATCCAAAATCTTACTTTCTTTTTGTGAATGAACAAAGGCTAGTTCATATAGCAGACGACAGTCATATTTGGTATGTGGATACCAAACGAGTACATACTGCATTCAACGGCGGAGATGAATCAAGACTGCACCTAATGATGCGTGTGGATGACTAAGTCATTATGTACCAACATAAATAGCTGTATGAAAATAGTTACTGCATCAAGTGATACAATCGATCCGGCACTTTATAATTTGCTGGTTCGATTTGTTCAACAGATCATTGTCGACAATCCAAAAATTCCAGCAAGCAAGAACATGGGTCTTGATTCTGAAGCCGGCTTGCTTTGGAACATTGAAAATAAGAAACGCTGGACCAGCGACCGCGGCGAAATAGCCATGCTGATCAATGATCAAGACGAAGTGGTGGGTGTAAGCTGTGTGGAAAAGACCGATCAGGAATTGCTTTCTGTTGGTGGCATACGTACTTGGGTACTAAAACCCTACAGAGGTAAAAACGTAGTATCCAACATGCTGTTGGGATCTAACCTAGAGTGGTCAGCACAGCATGACATGGCAGGCATGATGCTCACCTTCAACGACTACAACAAGTGGATCTATGATGGCATCAAGCGCAAGGTTTCTGGTAGTGCACCTGGGCTTGACAAAATCTGGAGCAACTGGTGGGATGATTGCATCGTTATCGCTCGCCCAATTAAAGTTCGATATGTTAATCAATGGTGTGTTATTAAACCAACAGGCAGACAATCCGCTGAAATACTCAAAGCAATCACGGAGGGGTTAGATGCTATCTCAGAATAATCTTTATGAGAAATTTGAATTTACCGAAAACAATCATATCAAGTATTGGTATGACGATGACCCAGACAATATGTTCAGACAAGACGACTGGCAAACCACAGTGGGCACCGTGGGACACTGCCAACGTCCTCGATTGACCTTTCGCGGTGAACTCATACGCACGACTAAAATTATTTCTCGCAAGCACAAAGAACCAATGGCAGTTTTTTTCTCTGGTGGCTTAGACAGTGAAATTGCATTGCAAGCCTGGATGGAAAGCCGAGTACCTTTTAGACCCGTGATTGTTAGATTCAAAAATGAACTAAACATAGCAGACGTTTCTCAGGCCACGGAGTTTTGTAACACAGCAGGGCTTGACCCAATTTACATTGACTTTGATCCAGTGCGCTTTTACGAAAGCGGGGACTGGCAACGTGTGTCAAAAGAGTATCAGAGCTATACATTTTATCAGCAGGTGTTGTGCAAGATAGCTGAAGATTTTGCCAATCCAATGATTACCATAGACGAAGTAGAAATTGAAAAAACACCAGACATGGATCACTTGCTGAAAACAGGTGAACATCGCATGCATTGGGTATTCTTAAAGAAAGAAGATCAAGATGGTGTGTGGCGCAGGTTTGTTGCAAAGACTGGCATACCGGCTTATAACAACTTCTATACTTATAATCCTGAGACCATGCTTTCTTTCCTGGAAGGCTATGTTGTAAACAAACTAATAACAGATCAGATGCCAGGTAAGCTAGGATGGACATCTAGCAAAAATGAAATTTATGGAACCTTGACCAGATATCCTTTTAAGCCAAGACCAAAACGTACTGGTGTAGAAAAGTTATTTCATATTTGGACAGATGTGGAGCATCGATGTGCGAACCTGTTATTTGCTACTGAACCCAGGATATATGAGTTTGGTGTGCAGGATTTGATAAAAAACATGAAACAAGGCAAGGTGAGCGTATGCAAGACAATATGAAATGGCTAGACATGTCTAGTCTGGACGAGATCCAGACATTAGCACAACAAACTTATGCGAATCCTAAAGACACATACCCTGTTGCATTACAGCCAGACTCGCGTATGTTTGAACTGTTCCTGGTTCCAGAAAGCATAGGCGGACACGAATGGCGCAAGACGCTGGGAGTATATGACGCAGACGGAAATTTGATCATGGTGGCTGGTATTCGTCGCATGCAGTACCAACCTGTATGGTTGCTAAGTTTTGTATTGAGCAATCAAAAGAACATGGCCATGGTTCGTACTTTTCGAGACATGATCATGGCACTGTGCGACTATCACGAAAGCATTGGCATCAACGAATGGTATGTTTCCAGCCCTGGTGGCCGAGAAGAAAGCTACCGCAAAATTATGCGATTTTTGCGCGAGAGATATATAACATGGGTAGAGACAACTATTCCGGCAGGCACACGCAGTCCTTGGCCGGTTTACCATAGTATGCTAGGATATGCTATACACAATTTTGACGTTAATCTGCGGAGGTATGTAAAACGTAGAGAACGAATGGAGCCAGACGAAGAATGACAAAAATAAAACAGTTCATAGATGATAACATCGCAACATATAAAGCAACCAACCAGGTTCCTTATATTTTTGCTGTACTAATTCCT